TTGCCCGTTGAGCTGATGGTCATTTTAGTGCCAGAGGACACCCCAAAATTCAATGAATTATTAGCTTTAGTTTGTCGTATTTGATTGTATCCGATGCCTAGCGCAACTCCACCGCTAGAACTCGTAAATGTGGCTATATTAGTCTCAGAAAAACTGTCGCTAGATGTAGTGGCTATCGTCCCCGTGACATCAATCCCCGAGGCTGTACTACTCAAATTGGGTATCGTAGCGTTATCTAAATTCGCGCTTTTTACATCACCAGACGAGTCTAACAGGTCGGCTAAGGTTCTTGCTCTACTCATAAAATTCTCTCTATCCTACTGGCGATTCAGCAAATCTTTGCCGCCATATTTTTGCTAATGTTATTTTAAAACTTCGTTGACAGGTATTTATACTAATTATTTCTAGGCAATCTTAGTTAGTTTTAATAAAACACCATGTGTTGTGTCTAATATATTATATACTTGACCATCTTCACATATACCATAAAGACGCATATTACTTATATCATTATCAATTTCAATCTCGTTTTCATCGTCCCTAGATATAGTATAAGCTAATCTATCTATTGTATTAATATAGAACATTGTTATGTCTCCTTTACTATTTCAAATAATGTCCTACTTAGTACCCGCTCAGCAGATATTGAAACGAATAATTCATTAAATATTATATAACCGTACTGTCGTGAATATAGACATATAATAATTCTTTCATCATCCTCATACCATACATGCCCTTCTTCGTCCCCATTTGTAAAAGATTGCTTAATACCCGCGACATTGGCTGTCAACTGACAGTAGTATAGTTTATCGTCTTCAGGTTCATCTATCTTCACCAGCAAATGGGGTTCACCCATGACGATTGACGTTAACCATGCACTACTATCTTGTAGTGACATGGCGCCAAATTCCTCAGTAAAAACATCTGGTAATGTTCTTAGGAGGTTGAGTAAGATTGTTCGCATTGGCGTACCAAAGGTTTTATGGTATGCCATTACTAAACACCTAGCAAACGAATGATTCAGATACCCACTACCAATACTACTTAATGGATTATCGTCCTCGTCTACACCAGTTGCCTTATCATAGACTGCGGATATTTTTGTAACGTCATTTTGATATTGTTTTAATAAATCTAACATTAATTACCCTATTGTAAGTGTTACGTTTGAATATGCATGACAATAGGAGTTAGCGGAGCGACCATTTGCGGCACCATTAATATAAAGAATAGCTTTTGTTATGTCCTTGGAAGTATTAGTCTTCCATGCCACATTGATGTTCCCTGAACTGTATCCACACCAACCAGTAGTGTGTAGAAGTGTTGAACCACTGTACAGTGCCACTTTATATCGCAGATAAAAGAAGATGTTATAACTCCTGTTAGTCCAGATGCCGTGGTTGCTGACATGGGTATACACATTACCTACTACCTTAATAGTAGTTGATCCAGCAGTTACTGGAAGACCACCAAAAGTCTTGGAATTTGAGGAAGTCTGTCCGTGGGTAATATTGTCTCTGGTTGTCGAATAAGTAAAAGTCGATCTCGTTGCTGGTGGCTTCGTCCATATAGTACTACCGTTGAACTTAACAGTACTGATATCCGTACCATTAACCTTTACATTGTTATAGTTACTAAAATTATAAGATGCCAATTATATGTCCTATTGTTAAGTAGTTATGTAGATATATATAGCGTTTTACCGGACACACTAAAGGTAGCGCCAACAGAACCTTTTGAACCCGTACTACCTTTTGAACCCGTACTACCTTTTGCTCCAGCAGAACCCTTTGCACCAGTAGAACCCTTTGCTCCAGCAGAACCTGTACTACCTTTTGGGCCAGTGGCACCTCTTGCCCCAGCTGATCCATTAGAACCTTTTGCTCCCGTAGCCCCTGTATCACCTTTAACCCCTTGGTTTCCTTTACGGAGTAATTCATTAATACTAGGCTCATCTCCTTCGCAGATATCAATGCGGGGTTCCCACATCCAGACTTCATTGGCCACACTTGTGGCGTTATAGAATTGGTATGCCCTGATAAAGCTGCTAGTGCTCGTAGAACTCCACTTAAAACTAGACGTACCAACTATTCGTTCCCCTGTGGACACACGGTAGATACTCCCATTAGGGTAGCTATTACCAGTATCATGTGCATGAACATAGCCCACGACTAGATACCACTCATTCTCAAGGGCAAAATCACCTACCCAGAAGTAAGGGTTTCCATTGGGAGTACCCCCCATGCTACGCACACTCCCACCCGTACCCATATATTTACTACCGTTATCAGAATCTGCCTTAAAAAACATAGAGAATCTATAACGCTTACTTGGATCAATAGATACAGAAGAACTGTTAAATCCTCCGTCTGCTCCATTATCGGTACTCTTATTGGTGGCTTTCCATATAATGTCCCGACCCCCGAAAGGGGTTTCATCTTCTTCTCTGTTCTGTTCGTTAGTAGCTCCGTTGGCGTTAAAGTACGACATGCTTCCATCCCCTGGGGTAAATGGCTTTCTGTCCTTAAGCAAGTCAGTCTCAGTGAACGGGTTTGGGCCAATTGACCCTGTTGCCCCAGTGCTTCCATTGCTACCTTTTGCTCCGGTGCTTCCAGTGTTACCCTTCGCTCCTTGAGGGCCAGTAGATCCTTTTGGGCCAGTATCACCTTTTAACTGTGATTTAACAGACGATGGCAAGGAACCTACATTTCTTAATGTGGCATCCGCTTTAGTAGCAACAAGATTAATCATTGTTGTTACATGGTTTTTATCATCACCTATTGCAGCTGCAAGTTCATTTAAAGTATTTAATGTTGTAGGTGCAGAATCAATTAGACTCGCTATTCTAGTATCAACATTTATTGACAAATCTCTGAGGGCTTTAGATGATGCGAATGAATCAGGATCATCTACATTGTAAGAGTCGGATATTTCCAATTCCTGTTCATCTTCTTCCTTTGATGCTATCCATCGTTTACCGTCAAATTTATAAGCCTTTTCTCCAAAATCAATGACATCATCTTTCTTCTTCAGATTAAAGTTAAAATCTTTCTTATGTTGTCTTAGTTTTCTTTTAAAAAAGTTTTTCCAATTCTTCTTTGCCATCTTAAATTATACCCCTATCCATTGTAGTGTACCTGATACGTTACCTGCGATAGATACTATATCATCATCATCATCGTACCAAATATCACCCACACTAAACCCTGATGTAGGAGCTGCGTTTTGATTAAATACTTTAGGGACATTTTTACCAGAAATAGTCAGATTCCCGCCCATCTCTACATTGCCATCTGATCGGATGCGCATGCGTTCATACCCACCAGCATAAATTATTTGGTTCACACCAGAAGCACCGTAGTAAACCATATCCTCACTACCGTCTAGTTGTATATACGAAAGCTGTGAACCATCATTATGAAAACGTATGGCTGCACCACCACCACCATCCTTCTCGATAATGATATCGGAACTTGTACCAGCGTCTATGTGTAAAGTGCCGTCAATTGAGCTAGTCCCTATCCCAACATTGCCGTCAGACCGTACATACATAACACTTGATGCATCGGCCTTTCTAAGATGCATAACAGCACTTGTTGCATCGACTGTTTTTGAATCAACAGTAAACGCCCAATCAGCGTGACCGCTATAACCATTGTTTGTTACTATAAGTTTTGATAATGGAGCGGAAGAACCAATACCAACATTGCCCGTAGTCCCTGAGATACGCATCCGTGTTGTCGCTGCAGCTGGCCCCCAAGAACCTCCTATCCCTGCCGTAGAGAAACTAATACCACCATTGTCACTGTTGAGTATTGTCCCTATTTCTATTGCTGAATGATTCGTGTTACCCGAAGTGGATTTTAAAACTAAGTTTCCAGATGCTCCAGAGTCTCCATAAACAATCCCCGAGACATCGAGATCCCCAGTTAATGTACCACCAGACAATGGGAGCTTGGTGTCTATCTGAGTTTGGATAGCCGAGGTAACGCCATCTACGTAGTTCAGTTCGGTTGCTGTTGATGTAACATCTGAAATGTCTCCTACAACAATGTTACCCAAGGAGAACGTCCCATACGCTATGATGTCAACAAGCTGATTAACAGCTGCACCCGATGCTAAGACGATTGCCGTTCCTGACGTATCGGTGAAGTCAGAAGTGTGTAGTTTAACGCCATCCAAATATACATCAACAAACCCAAAATCAAAACCACCCGACACAGGAAAAGATGTTTGACCCTCCGTGGCAGTAAAAGACTGTCTTCGTGATGTTCCGTTTACCCTTGAACCTGCATCTTCCCATCCTATATTTGAATAAATCTTCAATTTCGAGAGAGTAGTATCAAAATACATATCACCAAGACTAACGTCTGTGGTTGGCGCGGAAGCGGATACACTATATTCATTGGCGTAACGGTTAACATCCTCAATACTTGCCGCAACCGTGTTCATGTTGGTTACGTTGGTAGATGTTCCCAGGGTATTCATATCAGAAACTACGCCAGCAGTTCCTAATGCCGAGCAAGCCTAGTTGAGTAACTTTACCTGCCACTGCCACGACATCCGAGCTAGTTGCCCAATGTTTAGCGGAGTAATTAGTACCATCAACAGTTGTCCCTGTTTTAGATGCCCAATCCTCAGCCAAATCTTGAGCAGTTACGGCATTAGTCTCAGCCGACTCTGCCGCAGTAACTGCCACTGTAAGGGCCATCGCATCCCCGTAAAGTGCTAGTGTGGCAGTATTGAAAGAGGCGGCAGTCGAAACAAACCCCTCAGCCGTATCAGCACTTGCACTAGCATCACTTGCTTTTTGTGTTGCCGTAGCTGCACTTCCACTAGCATCACTGGCTTTCTGCGTAGCTATTCCAGCATCACTAGAAGCTGATGCAACTGCTGATGCAACTGCTGTAGTATCCCCGAAAATTGCTAATGTGGCAGCATATGAAGCTGCTGTGTCAATTGTGTCTTGATCTGTAGCTACCAAATCTGCTGCTACTGCTATCCTATCTAAACCAGTTTGTACCTTATCCTCTTCTGCTAATCCTTCGGATATTAGAGCGGCTGCTGCGCTATTGGCAGAATTGTTTGCTTGTGTGGTAGCCGTTAAAGCTGCTGACGTTGATGTTGCCTCTGGATCTTCCCATACAACACCATTATAAAATTTAGTATGATTAAGTGTACTATTAAAATATGTAGCACCAATAAGTAAAGCGTTCCCGTCATTATCTAACGAAGGATCAGCAGTTTTAGTCCCTAAGTACCTGTCATCAAATGTGTCATATAACGACTCCACTGCCGCTCTATCTATACCTGTGCTAACAACATCCGAGTTAGTTGCGACCCTATCTAGCCCTGTTTGTACTTTATCAGCTTCCGCTGACACAACATCAGCATGGGTTAAAACAACATCTGCGTGGGTAAGAATAACATCTGCATGGGTAAGGCTAACGTCTGCACTAGTTAATACAGCGTCAGCATTAGTCACTATTCGATCTAGCCCTGTTTGTACTTTGTCCGCTTCTGCTAAAACTACATCAGCGTGAGTAAGTACGACATCAGCATTAGTAGTTACCCTATCTAATCCAGTCTGTACTTTATCAGCCTCTACTGAAATAACATCAGCATTGGTAATACCTACGTTTACGTTGGTAATATCTACATTTACGTTGGTAGCAACTCTATCTAGACTTGTCTGTACCTTATCTAAGTTGACTGCAACTCTGTCTAACCCAGTTTGTACCTTATCAGCTTCTACTAATACAACGTCAGCATTAGTAGTGACTACATCAGCAGTGGTAGTAACAACATCAGCAGCAGTAAGCACTGCATCAGCGTTGGTTGCAATTTTATCAGCAGCGGTAGCTACAACATCTAACCCTGTCAGAACAACATCAGCCGCAGTTAATACTACATCTGCATTAGTAGCAACTCTATCGGCTGCTGTAGCAATTCTGTCTAAACCGGTTTGTACTTTGTCAGCTTCTGCTGACACTACGTCAGCTGCAGTAGCTATTCTATCTAAGCCTGTCTGAACCTTGTCTGCTTCTGCGGATACAACATCAGCATTAGTTGATACTACATCAGCGTTAGTTGCAATCCTGTCTAAGCCAGTTTGTACTTTGTCGGCTTCAGCCAGTACAACATCTGCGGCTACTGCAATTCTATCTAATCCTGTTTGAACTTTATCTGCTTCTGCTAATACTACATCTGCATTTGTAAGAACTACGTCAGCATTAGTAGCGACTTTATCGGCTGCTGTGTCTATGGTATCTTGATTGGTTGCTACTAAATCTGCTGCCGTATCAATCGTATCTTGGTTAGTTGCTGCAAGGTCTAACCCTGTTAATATAACATCGGCATTAGTTGTTACCACATCGGCATTAGTAGTGACTACATCTGCTATTGTCAATACTACATCAGCATTGGTAGCAACCCTGTCAGCAGCAGTGGCTAATGCATCAGCTGCAGTAAGAATTGCCTTAGCAGTTGATATACTAGCCTGTGCGGTAGCAGTATTTGCACTTGTTAAGGCTTCACTAGCTTTTGTAGTTGCAGTATTTGCACCTGAAGTAACTGTAGCTTCTGGATCTTCCCAAGCTGAGCCATTATAAAATCTTGTGTGGTTATTTGTACTATTAAAATATATAGCCCCAATCAGTAGAGCATTACCATCATTGTCTAACGAAGGGTCTGATGTTTTAGAACCAAGGTACCTATCATCAAATGTGTCATAGAGCGATTCAATTGCTGACCTGTCAGCATTTGTAACAAGCACATCCGCACCGGTCAATATTACATCTGCGTTAGTTGTTACCACATCCGCATTGGTAATAACTACATCTGCAGTAGTAAGTACCAAGTCTGCTGCTGTATCTAATGTATCTTGGTCGGTAAGTACCAAGTTTGCTGCTACTGCACCCTCACTTGCTAATGCTGCTGCTGCACTTGCAGAGGCTGCATTTGCCTTTGCTAATGCTATAGCTGCTTGATTAGAAGAATCTAAAACAGCATCTAAATTTTCTGCTATTGCTTTAACACTTTCAATATCAGTTGCAACTGTATTTAGAGAAGGAATATTAGCACTAACATCAATAACGTCATCTACATTAGTACTAACAGAAATAACTTCATCAATAGCTTCACCAACAATAATGATATTAGGCGCACTATCAGCAACTATATTTGTATTATCTACATAGGTAGATACTTCATTACCATCAATGTCATAGCCTATACCTACAATAGTGGAGGAAGGTTTTCTCATTATACAAACCCTTTTTTAGTTAACCAATAAGCATGTTTACTATATACATCCGGTATAAGCCCTAAGCGTCTAACCTTAGAAATACTTTCTAGATAAGTAACTTTAAATCCAGTAGCTACAGTATTGTCTGCTATACCTAAAGAATGTTGGGCTAAATAACCTACGTAACTAGTAATGCATTCAAGGAATGTTGTAGGCAGAGAAATATCATCTAAATCAGTTACCACTTTATCAAACTCTTTTAAATAAATAATAGATAAAAAATCAGTTGTTGTTGCTGAAGCCTTATTTAATCCATAATATTCTATGTTATTAAATGAAGGTATATAGACGGACATGAGGGGATCTGCAGCACCATTTAAACTGAGCTCTACACCATCTGATCTAAATACACCTATTATCTTAATTACTTTAGCAGCTGAAATGGAGTACTTTGCTACGTTTTCTTGAAGAGTTAAAAATACCTCACTCTCATTCAAATTAAATTCATTATTAATATCTACAATAGCTCTATTAATATAATTAAATACCTGACTCCTATCCGTAGTGGGGTCTAATAAAGCTTCTGATAAATGGGAGTTAGACAACTCACCATGTTTTAATGCATTAAGAACATCTATTACTTTCATAATATCCTTTGGGTTATATCCGTTATAAATGCTCTCTTAAGAAGAACCTTACGTACCTTCTTGATGTCTGCATTAGTTTTTATATTATCTTCAACCCAGTCTTCTAGTTCACAAGGAGCTAGATCATTTAATTCTAAGATACCTTTATTACACTTTACATGATAACAGTGTTTATTCTCTTTATTTACTTTAACTTTAAGTAACAATTATTGTAATCTTATACCTTAACTAGGGAAATGCTGCAATAGAAACTATATATGTCTTTAAGTATTCAAACTTTTGGAGGTTGGGATATCCACATAATGGAAAGACGCTATAGCACTCACTATCTCAGCCTCGCTCTCCGCAATTTCAATCTCACCCTTCACACGATCCCGTTCTGAAAGTAGATTGTTTTTCCAGCTGCGAACTGACGCTGAATAGTCTAAGGAAGCTTGTTCCTCCAAAGTAAGACCTGTAGCTGAGGTTATACTCTTGATGCTCAACTCTGCCCAGATATCTAACAGGTTTACCTGTTTCCACATCGGCATATGAGAGTCTTTTACTATATAACGGTAAAGATTTACCTTAAGTATATTGTACTCAGATTTTCGGAAGGGGATTATGTCAATAACCCAGACACCGTCTACATAATGATGATTCTCAGAAGGTCTCTTAGACCTATAAGCTAATTGCTTATCTTCCGTTAGATACACTGTGTTAAGAATATCTAGAGGAGACAGATCACTGACTATATTCTTCCCATAGAACCCCAACTCCCCTATACCTTCTACAATTGCAGCATTTACCGTCATTAAAGAAATACAATTTCCATCTTGATCGAAATATCCTACCTGATTCCCTACAACACCCACTAAAACTCTCCTACCATTTGTAATTTATCTTGAGCATAAGACCTAATATCCCCCATGGGGTCTTCTGGGTCGGAGTAAAACTGCCCAAATACACTATGACTGCCCCACTGAAATGAGGTTGCAGAAAGAAATCTCACACCTAGAGCTAATTCCCCGTCATAGTCTTCATAGTCAGGGTATAAACCACCCGCATAAACATATAAATTCCTATCTTCGTGTACAGTTGCGGACATAAAAAGATCGGGTTGCGTTGGTACAGTAACGTGGTGAGCACCATAATGCATACCTGCCGCAACGATGTTAGCATATGTATTATTAGACGAAAATACCACCTCTCCTGAACTATTAAAAACCTCTAACCCGTAATTATTTTGTGGCCCCATCGCTACAGGACTGAAAACCGCTACTTCTAATGGTACACCATAAGCCCGTTTGTTTTCACCCCCGTATGATCCGTATATACCCCCGTAATACGTCCACTCAGGTTCATCAGCCCAATGAGTACCATTAGCATGCCTTTTCCATGGATCATAATGCTTATTAACCCAGCCGTTATGAGAGAACCATAATTTGTTGCCTGGGATTATTGTCAATGGTCTAAAGAACATAAGATAATCTTGATCGTGAGGTACTTCTACATATCCTCCTAAATTGATTGTAGAGAGAGAAAAAAGACTATAGTTACGAAAGTTTTGATCTATCTGGGTAATACCATTATTATTTTTACTTGAAAATCCAAAGCTCATGTTATCCTCCTAAAGGTTTAATCTGTACCTAATTTTAATACCTAAGAATTTGAATTTTGGTCGCTCGTATAACTGTTCCACCATATAACATATAATATCCCCTAATTCTGTTAGTTTCAGGTACCAGTTCAAGGAAATTATTACTTGTGGAGACAGCCCACGTACCATCCAGCCTCATGCCAGGGACAGGGATATAAAAGAAACCTGGCGACAGTAATAGCTGATGCGTTATAGTGGCGTGAACCCTTGTGATCCTATAAGTAGTATCTAATATTATATCTCCACCAGAGTTCCGTACTTGTAAACCATATGGCATTATACTATTCCTACTAGCTTACGCATTTAGGTTCCCCATTTTAACTCTTACAGTTCCACTCGCATCATAAACTTTTATTGAATCTCCATCCATCTCTATACGTTGTCCTGCTACACTCGATTTTACTGAGAAATTAGAATTCCCAACAAGTTTAATACTCCCTACTTGAGCCGAGCCTATTGCAGCATCGGCTATATAAGTAGATGCAGTACCACTAGTAATTTGTCCACCAATATTAGTACCAAATGTAGCACCTACAGTTGCATTAGCAGCAGCGGTTGAAGAATCCAACCTTACAATAGTTACATCATCTGTATATGCCCCACTTACGGTACATTTAATCTTAACCGATTCAGCAGTTCCAAATTGTGCCGCTGTTACTATGTAGGTATTCGATGTAGAGACTCTGGGAGCTGTCTGGCATCCTACTTGCGACCACACATAAGTGGGAGAGGATACTCCACTAACTGTTGCCGTAAAAGTGATAGCACTCTGCCCACTATCTAAGGCGGTATCTGTAGATGTAAAACTAGTTTGTCTGCTAGATGTTACAACCACTGCTGGCCCCTGAGCCCCAGCCGAACCAATCATATCCCCCTTAACTGCTTTAACAAAGAGAGAGTTATTCCCCATCCCACTCCAGTTCAATATCACAACACTAGCCCATTTAGCACTGCTAGTGGGTGTATAGGTGAAATTTTGAGTCTGGTATGAAGTAGTTACTGCCTTATTCTCCTTGGTGGGAGAAATAGTCCCATTCCTCGTATCCTCTTGAACAACCGAGTTTGTAGCTGAATTAGAAATCGCTAACTTACCAGATGGCAAATCACTATCATACTCATATACCCTGACATAAAGCCCAGTGCTAGCAGCAGATGACGATTTATAAGTTACAGAGAACTTAACAACATTGCCCGCTTCTACATTAAATGCTGGGTAAGCCATACCTGTGGCGGTGTCTGTGTCAGACTGTAGCACTAAGGCTGCTTCTGATTCATCGTAAGTGACTGAACTATAATCAGCGTTACTGTATGCAGGTACAGCGTCAAAGCCTGGGCCGCGAGCAGTTGACCCTACGAACTTAACATATGTTAAGTTTGCAGGAATATCAGACATAGTTATTGGGGCAGTCTCTGTCCACTCATAGAAGTTAACGTAATCTTTATTTCTGCTTCTTTTACTAAAAGAAGCATTAGTTCCAGCTGCATCATCAGCGTACACAGGTAACACACCAGAGTGGTCACCATCCTCACCAATGAATAAGGTATAAGTAAGTGGTGGAGTAGGAGTAGGTACATCTGTAGGTGCGTTACCTGTCCACTCATAGTAATTAGCATATCTTCTAGTACCTTGAGTAAACGATGCATCGGTGCCAGAGGCATCAGTTGCGTATATGATTTTAACACCAGAAGACGTACCGTCATCAATAGTTGTAGTGGTACCATCACTGAATGTTAATGTGGTTACACCAGCAACTGTGCTAGTACTTACAGTTAGTGCGTCTGCATCAATACCTTTAATTGCTATAATAGTAGAGGTACTGGTTGTAGTAGCATCACTATAGGTAATAGTGGTTTTGTTCCACAAGTAGGGCGATGTATCACTTAAAGGAAGAGTGGCTGTAATAGTATCATCCCAAGTTGTAGGAGCAATAGTATCTGAATTACTTTTAGCGTATACCTCTCCTATAGAGGATATTCCTCGACCATCTTCAACATACTGTGTGATTAAACTCACAGGACTATTGATGTCGGCACCTATGGTTCTAGTATTTGCATTATAGTTCCATAAATATTGGTTAGTGGACGTTGGATTCTGTGGGCTTGTTAGCCATGAACCAGACTCAATAGTTGGAGCATTAGTGCTATTAGTTAATTTATAATGCTCAACGGTACCAGTGTAACTATCGCCATTAATACCTGCTTTACTCTTAGAAAAAGATTGTTGCGTTGTAATACTTAAAGCTGATCCATCAAATCTCTTACCTGTAATTGTATAAATAATAGAGGATACATCTGTACTAGCAGCCACTGCACTATGATCGCCAATAGTTAAATGATCCCCTGAGTCAGTTAATGTACCTAAAGTAATGTTGGTGGCTGCAGTAGTAACTTTCCAAGTACCATTATCTGTACCCGTCTCATCATATATTATCTCCCTAGCACCATCAAAAACTCTAAGCGTTGTGCCTGATCCAGTATAAGACCCTACAGTACCGTCAACTCCAGCAGAAAATGTATGTGTTTCATTACCTAAAATAGTGGTAATGGCATCAACACCCTTAACTGCATAAAGAGTCCAGTTACTATTATAATCAATAGGATATACGGGTACAGTAAAAACCGTACTAGAGGTATGTGCGTTCATACAACTCCACCCATAACCTAATGCACCGAGCACAATATCCCCAACTTTATAAGCAGTTCCAGTGACCCAATACCCTTTAAATACATTTCTGGTTGCAAAATCAGAGGAAATGCCTGTACCGCTAGACAAGATTGTATTTCCAGCAGTATCTGTAACAGTAAGCTCATTAAAATAAGCTGCACCGGTTTTATTTATGTGCCATCCCTGCTTAAAAATATCATCCCAGTTACCACTTTCAATATAATTACCAATCTTAGCATTAGTAATTGAAGCGTCTTCTATATATGCATCCCTAATAAATACATCCCCACCCTTCACTTCAAAGGGAGGATGCACAGAATCGTTTAATGGATTAATAATTGAGAAGGTATCTGCTCTTACCCAAAACTTACTTAATCCCTCACCTACAGCAGGTATAGTTGGATCTTCAGGAATTTCATTCCCTTCGGAATCTAAAATAGGATCCCCATTGGAATCCAGAAGAACAGTAGGAGGAGTATAGTTAGGTGATTTGGCTAATAGTCCGAAGCCAGAGATATTCCCACCAACATCAATAGTTACCCCATAACTAGCAGATAGCCCATTAACAGATTCAGTCACAGTAGATATGGTAGCTGAATTTATACCCGAAGTAGTAGTCAAAGAAGTAATACTAGAGGCGGTTACAATGTCACCATCTGCACGTAATTCTACTTCATCTATAAAAGATGCTGAAAGAGCTCCTACATTAATATTTAAAAGATCTAATGATGCAGCTATCGCACTTGTTTCACCAGCCCGTACACTAATCTCTTCAGCGAGATTAGAAGTATTATCACCCACTGTAGCTGATAATTCTGTAAGACCTTCAGCAGAAGCTACAAGACCATCCTCAGTATCTTCGGTACGTGTACCTAATTCCATAAGTGCAGTGGAATTTGCAGCATAAAATCCATTTAACCCTACAATACCTGACTCTAGTGCTGTAATGCTTTCTGAGGTAGCTAAAGTATTTGAAGCCACTACCTCTTGAGTATTCACCAAACTAGCAGATACATTATCTACTTCTGCAGATAATGCTGTAGATGCTAATGCATTGGCAGTTACACCTGCTGCAGTCCTTATAACTTTAGTAGAGAGATCGTTAACTAATATAGCTTGACCATCTATCCTACCTGTCTCATCTGCCAATAAAGCTCTTACTTCTGTAACTGAAGAAGCAGATGCTTCTAAATCATCAACAAAGGTTTCTTGGTTATGGGTAATAGACGCAAGAGAATTAACATACTGAGTACTTAAATCTGTTAACCCTGCCTCTAAATTTCCTAAGCTTACGGATATCTCAGAGTTTTCGGTTTCTTTTACATCTAATCTTGATCCAAGTACTTCAACATCTAAAAGAAATTCCGCTACTTGTAACTGCAGCTTATCAATATCATTATCTTGAATAACATCATTAGCCATTAAAACATCCAAATAGTGGATGCTTATTTTAAGTTTCTCTAGTGCTATTCTAAGTTTTTCAATATCTTCAGCCATACTTCCTCTTATACAATGTAAGAAGCTAAATTTCTAACTTCATCTTCGTCTTCGCCATCTTCCCATATTCCATTAGAACCTTTTACCATAGTTGTTTCTTCTGAAGGTTTCCAAGGATTCATAGAAGCAAGCATACTAACAGTATCTAACCAATCATCGTGTTTAGATTTCATACCAGATAAACTAACTAATTTTAATTCATTAAGAGCTTCCTGCATCTCAAAGGATTCTTTCCTTTCTTTAGGTAAATATATTTTATTTAACTTAAATAAGGGAACCATAATGTTAAATCTAACAAGTTTGTTTGTATTGGGTCGTATACCTGGCTTACCTGAATTAACATCACTCGTTAAAGTAAAATAAATATTTCTAGACAACATTTCATTCTGAATCCATTGAATAAATCCCCCCTGTTGTCCCGATACCTCTATACCCACTCCCTGTGGGTTATATTCTTGAGCCAATCTAAACAAATCATTTATATTATGATCCATAGTCTGTCTCTTAATAATACCATCTACCCAGAACCATGAACCTACATTATTATATGCCCATACAGAAATAACACTGTAATCTGAGCTAGTTTTTTCACTGGTGGCAAAATCAGTAGTGATATAGAAATTAAACTTCCCCCTATTATCAATAACCGTATTTCTTTTATACCAAGTAATATCGGTATCTTGTACTAACCTATCTTCATCAGACATAATCCTGAGCATTAGCTCCTGATTAAAGGTATCAATCTTACCTGCCTTAAGTGCCTTATCATGTTGCGATTTAACATACTCATATGTAAATCTATCTTCCCAAGCACCTTTAAAATTTTCTTTAGTGCATGGGTATTCTTCACATACGGGATATACATTAACTGCCCATGCACCTGATTCTACAGCCTTATACAACGGGTCTTTTGAATTAAATGGCGTACCGCTCCAAATAGTCTTACGTCTTGTAGGGTGTAACGCATAATCAATAGCTTTATATACGGTATCTTCAATAGAAGCAATAACCGTAGCAGACCTTGCATCTTCATCACTAACTAAATCATCTAGGATAGCAAGATATGGTCTTTGACCCATCTCTTTTGCTCCCCTCACCCCTGTTTTCGCCCCATAGCCTTTGAATACAGTCATTACACCGTCACGGTTAATAAACTCCCACCTGACATCTGTAAACCTTGTATTAGGAATATAATATTGCAAAAAATCACTATTCTGCCATCTATATTCTAAATTCTTTCGCATATTCTTAACACCGTTCTCGATGCTATCAGATACATATACCCCAAGCGGTACCTTACCAAACCCAGGTATCGAGCCATAAACAGCAATATACAAAATTAGGTATTCGCCTAAGAGAGTAGTTTTTGCTAAGCCCCGTGAACACATATTAACTATGTTCTGTTGCTTACCTCCAATCTTATCTAGCATATTGTAATGTACAACAGGGGACTTATGCTCTTCCCCTGATGCCCCATTAACTAATTTAATAAAATTAATAAACTCTAACGAAAAATCTGAAGGGACATAAGAACTGTCGTCATCGTAAGATACTGAGTTTAAATAATCCTCTACAGTAGATTCCATTATATTCTTACCTTTGTTGAATTTATAAAATTACCTAAGACATTAAGTTCAAAATCTTAACATTCTAGTCTACAATCTCCCCATCTTCAATCAAAATATTACTATGTGCTATTTCCCTAGCATTTAAATTACCCCCCTCCAACATAGACCTTTGCTGCTTAACTAACTCCAAAGTGGACGCTCTCAAAGCATCAATAGTCTTATCCTGTTTAATATTTATATCCAACTCAATCTTTGCTGCCTCAGGTGCCTTCAAATGTAACAAAAGACTATTTGCCGCATCACTCCTCACCTTAGGACTAACATCGCTATCTATCATCAACGATGCCTGAACATTAATAGCTTTCTGATACAGATCGGCATTTAATACATGACTAGGAGTCAATGTTTGGGCAAACACCCCTTGAACCAGCTTAGTTTTATTATAAGCGGCTACATAACTGGTAATATCCTTAGCACTAGTACTATTAGCAATCAGTCTGCTATATCTATCGGGGAAAGTTTTAGTATACGCATCTACATTACTTGAACCGAGTAATTTAAAACTAACGTACCTAACAGCGTCAATATAGCCTTGTATCTTATATTTACCGTCATTCATCACAGACGTATAACTAATAAGATTATCTCTATAATTCTGGGACAGGCCAACATCCCCCATCACATTATTAATATTATTAACCATGGTATCAGTCAATGCAGCCCTACAACCTTTAGGCAGCACTTTCTTAAATACAGCAATATCCATTAACTCACTCATACGATATGCCTCTCTAATAAATTATCAACCATATTTCTTACTTTTTCACTGGCATACTTAACCACGTACTTATCATCTACTTCACTAAAACATTTCCTCAAATTACTAACAGTAACTTCTTCACTAGCTCCCCCTTTATCTAACTTAACTACAATACTCTTAGGAGATTGATCCATAAATTTAAAGCTATGGACAGGTACAGATAAACTAAAGTTTCTAACATATTGAGGTCTATTAGGGTAATCACTACATAACACTATAAGATGCATACATTTCCTACATTAAGCCGGTAAACCTACCGCTACGCTATCGGTTTACCTAGAGGTAAGTGGGGATAGAAAGCAATTAAAACACCCACATTGAAGAGATAGTATACCGCTTTAGGGGTTTAGTTAAACTATAGTATTTTCTTAAATACCCTATTTTCCCTTTATTTCAAAATCAATATCCCTTTCCTTTCCCCTGAAAAAGGTTCTGGCAACAAGATTACCTAATTTCTCCGGTGAACCTATATTCTGTGCACCATAGTAAAGAAAATCTTTAACACTTACTGGCTTCCCAGGCTTTGACCAATTATATGTATCCTTAATTCTTATACCTTTGGAAGTATCGTAAGCATTAAATCGCCCTAAAGAAGTTTCTATATTATAAGCGGGGGATTTCATACTAGCACCGAAAGCACCGAAGATACCTGCGTCTTGTGTTGGTGTACCTGAGTCATCCCTATTATAACTAACAGAGGTTTTGCCTCTTGTGTTCTCGAAAGAGGCTAATTTCTTTGAGAGTTTTTCAAGATATTCTTCAGAGGTCTTATACTTACCATTCTCCCATCCATAGAAACCATCAGGCCCGTTCTTTTTAACATCTTCCTCCATACTTACCATTTCAGCTTTCAGTTCCTCTTCCCTAATAGAGTTACGTTCCTTAGCTGCATATACCCTATTCCTAATTTCGTTAATCTCTTCGGAGGTGAAATCATCTCGGGTGATAGGACTGGTATTTCCACCCACAAACTCTCCGAATAACCGCATATTGGTAGGTATTTTTTTATATAAAGATTCCATAATAAATTTTGTGAGTAAATAGGATTTAAGCAGTATACAAAACTTCCTATGTAAAATTTTATAATATTTTTTGGGATACTTTTAGGTCTGGGTAAAAATTATAATTTACCTACGGGTTCAGTATTGTATGTGTTTACACAAAAAGATAAGACCACCCCCCCTACCGAAATCAGATTACCGTTTCCATTTACATACCCCACCTACACACAGAGACAGATCGAAGAACCTAAGAGCTTGAGAGCCCTTTAGGTAATGGGAATAATCCCTATACTAATGGAGAATCGAACATGAATCCTTTTAAATTCATTGCTAACGTACTAGATACTGCTGATGCTGTAGTCACTAAGTCTTCTACTGTAGTCCTTGGCACTCTTACCATGGCTGAAAACTATACCGAAGTAGGTATACAGGCCAGTGAACATACGCTACTCACATACAAGCTAGAGAATAGCGCAGAGCTTAAAAAGCTCCAATCCGACCTGGATGAGCTAATTAAACTTTAACTTACCTAAACCACCAGAGCCTTACATTCCGTAGGGCTCGCTAATGGAGAATAGAATGAGCAAAATGGGACAGCATGTAATAAAACTTCACGAGGCACAAGAAGTGTCTACTAAACAAGCACTACCAGCAATGGACTTAGTTGCACGGGTAACATTGTTCCTAGCAGGTCTAGGGATGATGTTGTTTGGCATAGCAATGCTAAACCTTGTGATACCAATTTGGTCTAATACATTTGGGGGTAACGCCCTTATCTTTATGAGCATCTGCTTCATACTAAGTGGGTTATTGACCATCCTACTCCCAAAACTGGGATTGGAACATTAAGTAATACTAAGGAGCCTTCGGGTTCCTTATCTTTTTTACCCAAGATGTCTTGTTATAGAGCAAAGCTAAAAGCACACACAAGATCAAAGGCCAGAGCACACAGGAGATAGTCAGATACATAAGAAGGAAGAGGGGCTTAATCCCCGTAATCAGTAAATTTAAATAAATAAAGAGTAACACAAGAGCCACTTATTGGTCTCTCCCATTTACTATACTTTCCCTACACTCTGCCTTCACCACATAGAGCCTAAAAGCCCTTCAAGTAATGGGATATTCCCTTGATATGTACTTCTCTTAGTACAGTCAATACTTTTAAGGGCATTCCGTCCTTATACTTAATTGGAGTTATAAAATGGCTATAAAACGCATAGAAAAGAGTACTAAATATAATAATTCAGCTCCTCAAGCATTTATTAATTCTGTTACTGGTGAACCAAGAGGGTTCTTCCACCTAAGTAATAGAATTGAAGATTCTATATTTGAGGATGTTCTGGAAAGATTAAATACTGAAGAAATTCAGCGGGTGGTCTCTGTAGAAGAAGGGGTAAATAAGAATGGTAAAACTTACTTCAAGGTAAGTACTTCTAAAGGATTATTAGGATTCGTGCAAGGAGCTACCGAAGCAACCATTGAGGAGTGGGGAACATTGGTGTTTAGTAACATGGTAAAAGTGGATGATGCAGATCTACTGTTCTAAATAGTTACAAGTATTGGAGTCCGAAAGGGCTCCAGTATACATAGAGAGATAGTAAACCTTAATATAGGATAACAAATATGAACCATACAGTTAAATCACCAGTAACTTCAGAACTTCAGAAGGAAGCTACTCATTATTATGCATGTCTAAGGCTTAGAACTGAGATATCGCAGACTCTATTTTCTCCAACATTTAAACGTGAAACAGGTAGACAGAAAAAGTTAGCTAAGCAAGTGAATGAATTAGGACTTCTACTTAATAAATATAAGTATGAATAAAATAACCTTTCAGTCTCTATAGGGACTGTTGGATCCAGTGGGGGATGTGGTAATGCGAATGCATAGCTGAGCTTACCATAATTTTACCCTTTAAGTCAAGCAGGAGAATATTAATGAGTATTCAAGAGTTACAAGATCTAATTGAAGTTGAAGTTGAACCATCAAAAGAGTTCTCAATAGAGGACTGTTATTCTAATCTACGTGAAGAAGAGGAAGAAGAGGAATGAGTGCATCAGAATATGTTTACTTGGCTGTAATAGCGATAACCGCAAACCTTTATGCAATATTGGTAGGAATTTAGTGTGTATCACAGAGCGACCACATAGGAGGAGCTTAATATGTACGATAGAGAAGAGTTTGAATTAGCCCATAAAGATTGGATAGATTGTATGGTGGGTTCGAGTGGAATGAGTTCAGAATTAGACTTTAGTTATGAAGGATATGTTGATGAACTTTACGAGGATTACTGTGAAGGTCATGCAGAGTCTCAACCCAATAAATAACTAAGATACTTATGCCCTGCATTTCGTGGGGCTCTTAACTGGAGAATACCATGTCAATCTGCACAAATAAAGTCATGCAATACATTCCATCAGGCTTCGACTACAAAGCCGTTGAAATGCAGTGCGGTAACACCAATATCCACGGAGGTACTCTGCAATGTGATGATTGCTCAGCTATACGTCCATGGTATTTGTGTAAGCACGGTAAAGACCTCTCGGAAAATGAGATGGCGTGTGAATACTGTAACGCTGAAGAAGAGTAAGAATGAGGAACAATGAGGAACAATGAGGAAGTATGTGGAAGTATGAGGAAGTATGAGGAATATTTAATAATTAAGCCCTGCATTATGCGGGGTTTTTAGTATAGAGAGATAGTAACTATTCTAGGGCCTCAGAAGCCGTTTAAGAGCTTTTAACTTAATTATGAGGTATCGGCCTTGGTCTGTACCTTACTACAGGAGCATCATATGTTAGATCGTCTGGAACAAATACATACGGAAGAAACATATTCCCGTAAAAATATTAGAGAATATATCTATGAAGAAGTAGCGGAAGAATCCACAACAGATTGTGAATTAATATTAGCTCACTATTTAAGCAAATCATATTATTCTTCTAAGAATATTCGTATAGCTCCCTTATGGGATGTAAACCATCGAGAGATAGTACTTGATATATTCTCGGTTATATTTCCTTTAGAAGGGCAACAGTCTATTCAGAATATTGTAGGTCAAATAGGCCCTTTATTAGGTTATGAAGATATTACTATGGGTATAAAAACTGCATCAGAATTAGTAATACTTATGGCAGAAACAGATCTATGGGATGTACATCTAGCAAGTGATAGTGAAACAGGAAGTATTACTATTGAATCCAACTATACCTTATCAGATAAAACCAAACAATTAATAGAGAAGTGTAAGTATTTACCTCCTATGGTGTGTACTCCTGATGTAGTAGTAGACAATAATACTTCAGGTTATCTTACATTTAATGAATCAGTAGTACTTAATGATAGGCATGAATTACCTATAGGGTTAGATGTATTAAACATAATGAATAATACTTCCTTATCTATTGATGAGTATATGCTTGAGTATATAGAAGAGTCTAATAAAACATTAGATACATCTGAAAAGAGGTTACAGTTTGAGTCTTTAAGTAAAGAGTCCGAACAAGTATATGTAGATATGTTAATTAAAGGTAACAAGTTTAATATGGTACATGCATATGATTCAAGAGGTAGATCATATTGTAAGGGTTATCATATTAACTATCAGGGAACTCAATATAAGAAGAGTCTCATTAACTTACATAAGAAAGTAATTATTAATAACTATTAAAAGGAATAAATAATGAAGTATTTTACACCGTTGGAATATGTATATATATCTATAGCTAATGCTTATGGACTAGATAAAGAGTTATGGGAAACTAGAATAAAATGGACTAAAGATAATCTAGAAGGGTTAGAAGAATTAGTAGTTACTGCAGACGAGAAGTACTTATACATGAAAGGTGTAAATGCTTTAAGAGATATTCAAGCAGGGATACCTACTGGATATGTAATGGGATTAGATAGTACTTCTTCAGGTTTATCTATTATGGGTATTTTAAGTGGTTGTGAAGCTACACTTAGAAATACTAATCTAATTGATACAGGAGAAAGAAAGGATTTTTATACAAGTGTCACAAACTTAATGAATAAGAAATTAGATAAAGGTTTTGAATGTGATAGAAAGAGTGTTAAGCAAGCTGCTATGACTTCAGTTTATGGAAGTAAAGCTACACCTGTTCTTATATTTGGTGAGGATACTCCTGAGTTAAAAGCATTCTATATGGCTATGGAAGAATTAGCTCCTGGTGCTATGGAGATAATGAAAGATATATTAGAGTGTTGGGATACACAAACATTAAGACATACATGGACATTACCTGATGGACATACAGCCTCTGTAAAGGTAACTGAATCAGTAGATTTACGTATAGAGATAGATGAGTTATTCCATAAAACATTTACACATAGGATGAATATAAATAAACCTAGTACATACTCTATTCCCTTATTAGCTAATGTAGTTCAATCCATTGATGGTTATATAGTTCGTGAGATGCATCGTATGGCTAACTGTAGTGGATTTGAGTTACTTACTATTCATGATGAATTTAAAGCATCTCCATTACATATGCAACAAGTAAGAGAGAACTATTTAGCTATTATGATTGCTCTTTATGAAAGTAATTATATGACTAAACTCATTCGAGACTTAGGTATTGAGGGTTATTATGAACAAAATAATACTTCTCTAAGTTCTTTAATAGCAAAAGCAGAATATTCCCTATCTTAATGGATGCCTCCGGCATCTTTCTGTGAAATTTAAATTATTCCTCCTTAATTGGAGGAATATTTTTTTATATAAGAGATAGTAAAAGAACTATTACTACTAAATCTTAACAAATCAAAATATCCCAAAACCTACTATACGTACACTAGGTATTAATCTTTTCTTTCTTTATTTAACCCACGTAAGTCATATGGATAACCTAACTAGATTAAACAATAAAATATTACAACTAGATAAGATATTTGCAATACAAGGTAAGTGTCTTTCTATTAATGGTATTGATATTTCTTTATCTGCTAAAGAAATAAATGCTTTTAAACGCTTAATTACAAAATATAGAGGAGATAGTCTCCATCTTTTAAGGTATGAAGAAATTAAAGCTAAAAAGTAATCTTAAACAAACAATAAAGGATTTTAATAATGATTAAAATTAATACGAAGACAGCTCCTGAACTATTGAAGAAAACACTTATGGCAGGACTGTGTCCTATGCTTGTAGGTTCTCCAGGTATTGCTAAAAGCTCAATAATTAAAGAGATAGCTAATGACTTTGATTTAAAAGTTATAGACCTTAGATTATCTCAGTGTGATCCTGCTGATCTTTTAGGTTTTCCTACAATTAAAGGTGATAAAGCAGGGTATGTACCTATGAATACATTTCCTATTGAAGGTGATCCAATTCCTGAAGGATATGAAGGGTGGTTAATATTATTAGATGAATTTAATTCAGCACCTCTCAGTGTTCAAGCAGCTGCTTATAAGCTTGTACTTGATAAACAGGTAGGAGAATATAATCTACATAAGAATGTAGCTATTATAGCTGCAGGTAATCTGCAGTCCGATAAAGCTATTACTAATAGAATTAGTACAGCTATGCAATCTCGAATGATCCATTTTGAATTAGAAATAAATTTTAAGCATTGGATAGATTGGGGTAGTACCAATGGCATTGATTACAGAATTTTAGCTTATATTAATTTTAAACCTGATGCATTATTCATGTTTGATCCAAACCATCAGGATTGTACTTTTCCTTGTCCGCGTACATGGGAATTTACATCTAAGATAATTAAACAAGAACCTGAAATTGTAGTAGATCTTTTACCTATATTAGCAGGTTGTGTTGGTGAAGCAACAGCAAGAGAGTTTTATGCATTTACCTCTGTATTTTCAGAGCTACCTACTATTCAAGATATTATTACTAACCCTTTTTCCTTAACTGTTCCAGATGAACCATCTACTTTATATGCTATTAGTAGTCTTATTGGTCATCACCTGTCTAAAGATAATATTACTTCAATTATTGAGTATGTATTAAGAATGCCTATAGAATTTCAAACTATTACGCTTAGAGGAGCCATTAGAAAAGAGGTATCTTTAATTAATACACCCGCTGTAGTTAAGTGGGGCTCTGCTAACAGTGAATTATTAGTATAGAGAAATCCACTAATAAAATTTAGGAGTTATTTACAAATGACTAGACAACAAAGATGGGATTCATTTTTAATAACCTCGTTTTATAAGAGGTCTGATGTGCCTATGTCAAGGTTAATAAAAATATATAATTCAGATGTAAGGGGGTTAATAAGACTTCCTATTACTCCCTGGCAAAATCGCAGTTCTGCGAGAGTGTTTATATGTAATTGTTTACCTAAAGAATTTAGTACATATCTATGGACTAAAGAAATCACAGATGCATATGAAATTGCTTTGACATTACCAGAAGATAGTTACGGGACTATAGGTGTTCCGTATAGTCAATTCACACCTAAAGACAGAGCTAGGTTTAAAAGATCGGCAAAGGAATACAACACAGCATGTACAGAATTATTTGCTGCTTTGGATTTTAAAGATAAATCTAATAGCTATAAAGGAAGGTTGAAAAAATTATGAATAAGCGGGATATTGCTCTAAGTAGAGCTAAAATCGGTTTAATTAGTAGAAAAGATTCGGTATTTATTACCACAGTACTATTTTCTCTTAGTCTGCGTTGGACAACTGATATCCCTACTGCAGCTACCAATGGTACAGAGCTATTATTAAATGAAGATTTCTTTATGGAGTTACCACCTGCGCAGAGAGAATTTCTATTAGCACACGAAGCTTGGCATGTATGTTTAGAACATATGATTCGTATAGGTAATCTAGATCCAAAAAGGTATAACAAAGCGGGGGATTATGTTATTAATTTAATACTTACAAAGGCAGGGCTGGAAATGATCCCTTGTGGGTTATTAGATAAAGCATTTAAGGGTATGTCTACCCAAGAGGTTTATGATCTTTTGCCCGTGGAAGAGGATGATCCTTTTCAATGTGATGTATTACCTTTAGAAGATTGTGAAGATTCCACCATCGAACAAAAAGAGATGGAGGTAACCAATATAGTAATGAGGGCTGTAGCACAATCCAAAATGTCCTCGGATAGTGTAGGAACTGTGCCAGGTGATATTGAAAGAATGATTGATGAAATCATTAACCCTAAATTACCTTGGCAAACACTTTTGCAAAATTATGTATCGGCATTAGCTAAGCAAGATTATTCATGGAGAAAACCTAATAGAAGGTACTTCCCATCCGCTTATTTACCTAAATTATATAGTGACTCTGTAGATAATATAGCTATTGCTATAGATACTTCAGGATCGGTAAGCCAAGAAGATTTTTCTACGTTTATATCTGAAATTGAAGGTATACGGGAGATTCTCAATCCTGAGACCACTACAATAATAGATTTTGATTCCCAGATTAAGGCTATTCATAAAATAACAAGAGACGATAATCTACGGGATATTCCTTTTAAAGGTTATGGGGGAACTGACCTCAGACCAATGATGAAAGAAGTTATAAAACTTGATCCAACAGTATTAATTGTATTCAGTGATCTTTACTGTACCCCCATTTTAGAAGATACAAATATTCCTACAATATGGATATGTATCTCTCACCCTAAAGCTAAGGTTAATTTTGGTGAACTTATTCATTTTGATCCATAAACAGGAGGAGAAATAATGGAACAAAAAACATTAGAAGCAATAATAATTATTAAGGATTTTGAGTTTTCAGTTGATGTAGTTTTTGACCATACAGAGGGTCAAGAAGAATCGAGAACAGATCCAAAAATAATAGAATTTGTAGATATTACGTCTATTAATTTATGTGGAATTGGATTAAATTTAATGGCCCCAAGATATTCCCATTTGATTACTACGACTATTCGGGAGGAATTAGAAGATGCATGCATAGATTGGGTAGTTGATGAAAAATTAGCCTATGCTGAAGATTTTGTGGATTATAAACAAAACCTATAAAAAATGGGAAGTTTAGTATAAACTTCCTTCCCCCACCATTTTATTTAAGGACAATAATGAAAAGAACAGAAACATTACTATTAGCTCCAATTACAAAATTACCGTCTAAATTATCTGATTTATTAGATGTATTTATTGAGTTACACGATTCTGTAGCAGAAAAAGATAGAGATAGTATCCGCATTCTTACAGAATACGTTCCTACAGAGGAATCATTTGAGATCATCACCAGTATTACCTGTGAAAGGGAAGAGACTGAATTAGAAACAGCTCAAAGAATTGTAAGAGAACATGTAACTCAAAAAGATCTAGAGGATAGTGACCATAATATGTTAGAGCATTTAATGCATAAATACCCTAATAAAGTAGTAAATTTTATAGGGGTTGCATAATGGAAACAAGATCTGATGTAGTTATACGTAGAACATATGCCAGACCCACTAATAAAGAAGAAACTTCTTTTGAGTCTTGGGATGATATTTGTGCAAGAGTTAAAGGACACCAGCAATGGTTATGGGAAAGAGCTAAAGGAGAGCCTCTAAGCCATACAGAATTAGAGGAGTTATCTGCTTTTGAGCAGGTAATGTCAGAAAAAAAGGTATCTACTTCAGGTAGAACATTGTGGTTAGGTGGTACAGATGTTTCCAAGAAAAGGGAATCTAGCCAATTTAACTGTTCAGGCACTTTAGTAGAAACTGTCTACGATGTAGTGGATGTGCTTTGGCTGTTAATGCAAGGATGTGGTGTAGGATTTAAACCTATCGTAGGTACTCTTAATGGCTTTAAGCATCCTATTAAGAATATTGAAGTAATTCGTACTACCCGCACAGAAAAAGGAGGCTGTGAAAATAATAAAGAATCATGGGATAAAGAAACTAAGACATGGACTATCACTGTAGGAGATTCTGCAGAAGCATGGAGTAAATCTATTGGTAAATTGCTTGCAGGGAAATACCCAGCAAATACCTTAGTATTAAACTTCTCTGAGCTAAGACCGGCAGGGGGAAGATTATCAGGATACGGCTGGATTAGTTCAGGTGATGAAGCAATCTCAAAAGCTTATGTAGCTATTGCAGGAATCCTTAATAACAAGGCAGGAGAGCTTCTTAGCAGGTTAGATATCCTTGATGTGGTAAATTGGTTAGGTACAATATTATCGTCCCGTAGGAGTGCTCAGATTGCCTTATTTGAATTTAATAAGCCTGAGTGGGAAGCCTTTGCGATTGCCAAAAGAGAGTTCTGGGACGGTAATCCTCAAAGATCACAATCCAATAATTCATTAGTATTTACGTCAAAACCATCCAAAAAAGAGTTAACAAGTATCTTTACTCTGATGGAAGAATCAGGCGGAAGTGAACCAGGTTTTATTAATGGAGAAGCTGCTTTAAATAGAGCACCCTGGTTTAGTACTGTAAATCCATGTGCAGAAATTCTATTAGGTAATAAAAGTTTTTGTAACTTAGTGGAAATAGATATTTCTAAATTCATTGGGGATACTACAGGACTTCATAATACTATTTATTTAGCTGCTAGAGCTAACTACAGACAAACCTTAGTTAACTTAGAAGATGGAGTATTACAAGAATCTTGGCACTTAAATAATGAGTTCCTGAGATTGTGTGGTGTTGGACTAACAGGTATTGCTCAGAGAGATGATTTATCTTCTTATGATTTAGAGTCTATGAAAAGGGTGGCTATTTCAGCTGCATATTCAATGGCAGATGAATTAGAACTACAAAGACCTAAGAATATTACAACTATTAAACCGTCTGGAACATTAAGTAAGGTAATGCAATGTCCTGAAGGTGTTCATGTTCCTTTAGGTAAATATATTTTTAATAATATTAACTTTGGTTTACATGATCCTCTTTTACCTGCACTAACTAAGGCAGGGTATGAGGTAAAACCTAATCCTTTAGATCCTGAAGGTATGATTGTTAACTTCCCTGTTAAATGGGATCACGTACCTTTTACTAAAGTAAGCAAACCAGATGGTTCAATTGTTGAGGTTAATCAAGAATCTGCTATAGGACAATTAGATAGATATAAAAAATACCAAATTCATTGGTGTCAACAGAATGTATCTAATACTATTAGTTATTCTCCTGAAGAGGTTCCAGCTATTATTGATTGGTTATTAGTCAATTGGGAACATTATGTTGGAGTAAGTTTCTTGTATAGGGCTGACCCAACTAAGACTGCTTTAGACCTTGGCTATCCTTACCTACCTCAAGAGGTAGTTTCTAAAGGGGTATATGATTCTTATGTTAAAAAGTTACAGAAATTTATATTACCTTCTGCGGATATGATGGATCAAGAAATGACAGCAGATGAATGTGCGTCTGGAGCATGCCCTATTAAATAAAGAGCTACAGAGCGGTCTCCGACCGCTACTGTGAAAGTATGGCTATAAACGCCTTTGTATTTCTTTACTGATAGCAGATACGTCTAGATTCTCGGGGATATTTTTACCTTCTAAATACTTAGGTATAAAGTAATCTCGGGGATCTACTCCTGCTAATCTACAGGCTTCAAAACTTCGTTTAATCCACGTAAGGGGTCTAGAGAATTTAGTGGCTAATTCTTCCATTAAAACAAAATCAAATACCGATGTATCCTTTAAGATTTTTATATTTTTAGAGTTATAAGAATCATTCATATTAATTAATAGAGAATATTAAAAATGAGTAGGTTAACAGATTTAGAGGCAAGCTACAAAACGCTGGAGGTAAACAATGAGCCAAAAAGAGTGGGATGAAATACTGCAGTACAAAGAAGCGATCCTCAAGGACGAATGCTTCGTAGATCTATGGCATATCGAGGACATTAAAGAAATTGCCTTAGATTATAACCATAACGGGGATATGGCAACAGGCGTGGATTACGCACTTTCAACCGCGCAAGCTAAAAAAGTACTAACCCGAATGAAAGCTTATTATGACCCAAATTTCGGGACTTACAACATGAGCATATTCAGTGATATTGAGCATGTTATTGAGCAAGCAGAGGAAAACAGTGATGAATAGAAATGACGAGCTAGACCTAATAATAGATCGCCATATCGAAGTCATAATGACTAAATCTGAGCGGATTAAATACATAGCTGACGACCTTTATATCGAAGCTACAAATAATCGGGACACCTTAGTATATTTATTAGGTTGCACTGATTTACTAGCAGAGGCTGCCATAGTAAAGAAAGCTTATGGAATATATGATGAATAAAAATACTAACATTAAAAAAATGAAAAAAATCAACCTTACAAGTCAAAGTATTGCAGAATACCCCGTACTATCCCATGAAGATACGGAACATATTCTTGAAATTAGAAAAGATATCGAATTTAATTATATAAAAGTAATGAAGATTAGATCTCCCCAAACTTTTAGGATGGATATGCATAAAGCAGCCGAACATACCACAAAACACTTAGTAGATTTGGGAGTTACAGAAGCTGTTATTGGTTTAAGGGGATTAGTTTATACAACCATACTTGCCGATAAGCTATTTAAAAGTCATATTATGCCGATCTATTTAGATGAAGTAACTGTTTCATCAGTTCGGATTCGCTAAAAGGAATAATAATGAAAAAGCCCCCAGTAAGTAAGGCAGTTTATGGGGTTGTGAAGTTGGGATATTATGAGTTAGTCATGCCCTATGATGATGCAATAGCATTAATAACTTCCCTTAAAACTGCAGAAAAATATGTAGATAATTACAACGAAATTACAAAAATAGGCCCTTGTAAGGATTTTAAAGTAACAATAAATATTTTATCATATGAGGAATATATTCAATATAAGGCAAACAATCTATTGTTAGAGGATACATCAAATGAAGAGTCTCCTAGAACCAACGATTAAATTAAAACTACTAGAAAATTGCGTAAAAGTACTATTCCCTAAAGAAATTAAGGTAAATGATTATTTATATGCAAGGACTGTAAATTACTTTAGGCATGGACTAAATCTTTCTAATTCTTTAGCTGATATTGTCTATGTGATACCTGAGTACCTTCACCCATTGGTGTTTAATAATTATAAGATACCCCAGTTAGAGGCAGCACCCCATATATTAGGTTATGTGCAAGATAACTTAATAATTTTAGAGGATGTTAAGCAGTATTACTTACTCCACCTATTAGTTAAATAATATGAAACACATAATCCATAAGGAAAATCCTAATAACAAATATAAAATTGCCGTATTAGTTGAAGAATCTAGATTAGATAAAAAAGAAATAGAAGATGCTTATGTACATCCGCTAGTAAAATTAGGTATAGCAGAAGAAGACATTATTTCTTTTAGTCTTAACTATAATGATAAAGGTAATGCTCCTATTGGATTTTGTAAAGAATATTTAAGCACCTTACTTCCCGCGTTAGATAGTTTAGACGTAAAAACCTTAGTAGTAGCCAATGGAAACTATTTTAAGGCTTTGACTAAAGTGAGGAAGACTGAGCCCTATTATGGATCAGCAGTACTTTGTACAATTAAGGACTTTAATCACTTAAATATCTTCTTAATCCCTAACTATAAAGCATTATTCTATAATCCTGTATTGCAGGAGAAAATAGATATTACCAATAAGGCTGTAGCAGACCATACGGTAGGTTCTTATAAGGAGATAGGAATAGACATAATTCACTCTCAGAGCTATCCTAAGGACTTTTTAGATATTAGGACTGCATTGGCTAAGCTTCATGAATTTGAGGCCCTTACATGTGATTGTGAAACCTTCTCCCTTAAGTTCCACAAAGCAGGATTAGGTACTATTGGTTTTGGTCTAGATCAGCACAATGGTTTAGCATTTTTATGTGACTACGAAGCATTTCCCACTGGGCGAGAAATGTGTGACAGCGGTGTAGTATTATTTGGTTATAAAGAACATAACCCCCAGATAAAAAGATTACTGAAAGAGTTCTTTAGATCATATAAGGGTAAGCTCATATACCATAATGCAAATTATGATATTAAGATTTTAATCTATGAATTATTTATGGATTCCCTATTAGATATAAAGGGAATGCTTAGAGGAATTGAGATCCTTACCAGGGACTTCGAGTGTACAAAAGCTATCAGCTATTTAGCTACCAATACCACAGCAGGTAACAAACTTGGATTGAAAGATCAGGCATTTGAATATGCAGGTAATTATGCTGTAGATGATATCAAGAATATACGTAAGATTCCTAAAGACACCTTACTCAAATATAACTTAATTGATTGTCTATCTACATGGTATGTATTCAATAAGAATTATCCTATTATGGTAAAAGATTCCCAATTGGAAATATATGAAACCATAATGAAGCCATCCATTAAAACTATCTTACAGATGGAATTAACAGGTATGCCTATAGATATGGATCAAGTAATAATAGCCAAATCTGAGTTAAGTAATGTACTTTATAAACATACAAGCAGTATCAGTGCTTCACCTATTATAAGTACTTTCGAGGATGTACTACGTAAGGATGCGTGGGCTAAGAAGAATTTACTATTAAAGGTAAAACAAGTAGCGATAGAAGAATTCGATATGATTACATTTAATCCAGCGAGTAATAAGCAAGTAGCCCAGCTACTTCATGAACATTTAGGATTAGAAATTTTAGATACTACTAAAACGGATTTACCTGCTGTAGGGGCTAAAGTACTAACCAAACATTTAAACCAATTAATTCAAGAATATTCACTTACGGAGGAGGAACTTAATGGATAGACAGGAAGCTATTGCTACGGCTAAGCTACTTAAAGATTTGATTAGTGTATCTGAAGTAAGTAAAATTTTAGGTACATTCATTAAAGCTTTTGAAAAAAATAGTATCTATAAAGAAGATGGTGTTTATTATCTTCATGGTAACTTTAATCTCAATGGAACAGTGTCAGGTAGGCTTAGCAGTAGTGGGCCTAATTTACAAAATCTTCCTAGTGGCTCTAAGTATGCAAAGATAGTAAAGCAATGCTTCTATAGTCCTAAGGGTAAAGTATTTTTAGGTGCTGATTTTAATTCTCTTGAGGATTATATATCTGCGCTTACTACTAAGGATCCTAACAAATTAAAAGTTTACCTTGATAATTATGACGGTCATTGCCTGAGGGCGTATGCTTACTTCAAACATCTGATGCCAGATATTGTAGATACCGTAGACAGCATTAATAGCATTAAGCATGCGTATCCACACCTACGTCAAGAAAGCAAGATACCTACATTTGCCCTTACCTACCAAGGTACATGGGCTACCCTAGTTAAGAATATTGGGTTAACTATAGAAGCTGCTATGGATATTGAGGATCAATACCATAAGCTCTATAAGGTATCCGATGATTGGGTAGCCTCTAAGCTAGAACAAGCAACAAAAGATGGATACGTTACTGTCGCCTTCGGGTTACGTGTACGAACCCCTATACTTGCTCAGACACTTTTAAATAAAAGAAATACACCCCACGCTGCTGGAGCAGAGGGACGCACAGCAGGTAATGCTTTAGGACAATCTTATGGATTGTTAAATAATAGAGCTGCTAATGCATTTATGGGGAGGGTACATGCCTCTAAATATAGATACAAGATTTCCCCTATTGCATTAATTCATGACGCTATATATCTCATTACAGAGGACACTATAGGTTGTGTGGAATGGGTAAATAGAAATCTTGTTGAGTGTATGGAATGGCAAGAATTAGAGGAAATTAAACATGACACTGTTAAATTAGGTGCAGAGATAGACATATTTCCTACGTGGAACAAACCAATAACAATACCTAATAAAGCAACTAAAAGGGAAATACTAATGAGAGTACAAAATGTGTAGTTTTAGGAGCATTGTGATTGATGCAGGACTCCTTTATGAATATGGGTTAGACTATAAAGCTTTTTTATTAAAGGAAGCCGAGTTAAATCCTAATATTAAATCCAGTATTTTAAAATTAAGTGGATTTACATCAATAAAATTTAACTCTTTTGTAGGTAATTATATTATTAAGGACTAACTAAAGTGGACGATGTAGAAATATCAGAGGGAAAAGCGGAAATACTTAAGAATGCAACCATACGTAATAGAGTCCAATATGGGGAGTGGAACGGTAAATTACGAGAATGCACAATTTGTAGTGATGCAATACCCCTTGGAAGACTTAAAGCAGTTAATGCTACTACATGTATAGAATGCGCAAAAATAACACAATGACTCCAATTAACCTTTGGAATTTACCTACATTATATAAGGACTTTACCTTATACCACTGGAATTTAAAAAAAGAATTTGATTATGAATAAACAAGATAGGTATAAAAAACAAGATGGCTCAGACCTTATTGATAGGTGGATTAGAGAAGATCCCCCAGAAGAAGTAAGGATTAAAATTCTTGCACACGTAGAAGCATATTTAGCTAGATACGGCAAAAAAGATAGTCATCTTTCTGAAGCTTTAAAAATCCAAGATTTCATTAACCGTTTAACCAATTATGAGAAATTTTTATGTCAATCAGCGCACAAGATAGAGTAGTAATAGAGTCAATTAAAGGGGCCTTTCTTCCAACAATTCAATCTTTACCCGTCAGACCTGAGTTAGTTGCTATAGCACTAAGAGAATTAGCAGATACCGTAGGAACTACTGTAATTACAGTAAGTAATAAATAAGATGGTAGAAGATCAAAAAACATTTATGGAAGCAACTAATCAAACCATTCATGTAAATAATAGTGAACAAAGTAAAACCTATATTGCTTTATGTCGTGAGGAAGCTGCTGAATTGCAGCTAGCCTATACCCAAGAACCCTTAGAAAATATTTTAAAAGAGGCCATAGACAATATTGTAGTTAATATTGGTTTAATCCTTTCATACGGTATTGATCCTTATGCTGTATGGACAATGGTATGGAAACATAACATGTTAAAGACCAAAAACTTTGTAAAAAATGAGGAGGGTAAGGTACTACAAACTACCTCCAGTAAAGCAGCTAAACAAACCATGTTACAAAACATACGGGAATTGATTGGATGACCATAGTAAAAGTAGTAGCAGATTCTATATCTCTTAACGGAAAAAGAATAACAACAATAGAGTGTGAATACCCAAGGTTATGTCACTCGGAATTAATGACTCATAGGGTGTTCTCTCGTAATGCTTCTAGTAGTAGGGCTATCCCAGGTAAATCCATGAGGAAGCATATTAGTACTTCCCCCTATATTCCTACCTATTGGGGTAAGGATCAGAGGGGTATGCAAGCAAAGACCCAGTTAAAAGGCTTACAGGCTGTATTAGCCAAGATAGTATGGAAGTTAGGCATTAAGTTAAATCTCTTTGGGTCGGCTCTTATGAGTTTTCTAGGGGTACATAAACAATTAGCTAACAGAAATACAGAATATTGTTCGTATATCAAAGTAGTTATTACCTCTACAGAATGGGATAATTTCTTTAAGTTAAGATGCCATAAGGATGCTCAACCCGAGATACAAGACTTAGCTAATTTGATACGTCTTAAATTATCACAAAGTACGCCAGAAACCCTGAGAAAAGGGGAATGGCATACACCGTATGTTGCCCATAAACGAAATAAACATACGTTAGTTTATGAGAACGACTACACAGTAGAAGATGCAAAACGTATCTCTGCTAGTTGTTGTGCTCAAGTATCTTATAGAGTATTAAATACCTCCAAAGAGAAAGCCTTAAATATCTGGGATAGATTAGTTGAATCTGATCCAATTCATGCAAGTCCGTTTGAACATGTGGCTACACCAATAAATGGAAGACATGGAAATTTTAATGGATGGCAACAATTAAGACAAGAAATTGAAAATAAAAAGAGGGGTGCTCGCTACCATATTCCTCTTTTCTAATTAAAGGAATCAAATGAAGTATACAAATAATGAGGCAATACCATTGTCACTGGCTGTATTTCTAGCAACTGACAATTATGCGCATAATGATGATCCAAAGACAATATCTACTACCTCTCTTCTTAAGCCATTAAAACAAATTATTTTGGCTACAAGAGTACCTAAAGGTTCTGGTATGTCTGATATTTCTACAAAGATAGCTTCCTGTATAGGTACAGCTATTCACAGCGGTTTAGAGGCTTCATGGGCAAATAATCATAAGCAAGCAATGACTGACTTAGGTTATCCCAAAAAAATAGTTGATGCTGTCCGTATAAACCCCTCTAAGGAGGAGTTAGATGCAGATGATTCAATTATACCTGTTTACCTTGAAATACGTACTAACAAGCTTATAGCTGGTTGGACAATATCAGGACAGTTTGATTTAGTGCTCGAAGGAAAAGTACATGACCTAAAAACAACAGGTACATACTCTTATATAAGCAAATCCAATGACACTAAGTACATACAGCAAGCAAGTATTTATAGATGGTTAAACCCAACAATTATTACAGATAATGTAATGAGTATTCTTTTTGCTTTCACTGATTGGTCTAAATTAGCTTCAATGACCCAAAAGGATTATCCAAAATCTAAGTTACTCGAACAGTCTTATAATTTAATGTCTTTACCTGAGACGGAAATGTTTATTAAAAATAAATTAGCTCTAATTAATAAACACCTACTTTCCGCTGAAGCGGACATTCCCGAGTGTTCCAAAGAAGACTTATGGGAAGGGGAAACTAAATGGAAGTATTACAAAGATCCCAATAAGACTGCTAGAAGTACTAAGAACTTCAGTGATCCCATATTAGCTCACGAAAGATTAATGGGTGATGGTGGTGTAGGTATTGTGAAAGAAATTAGAGGTAAAGTTAAAGCATGTAACTATTGTGATTGCTCCGCAATCTGTAGCCAATTTAAAAAATTACAACAAGAAGGAAGGTTAGCTTAATGTTAAAAGTAGTAGATAGTATTTTTATGGAGTACTTAATAAAAGAAGATTTACAAGAAAAAGTATGCCAATACATGGATAGATCAGTAACTAAAACAAGTACAGTATATGTAACGAATTTTTTTGATGGATTTAATTCCTCTAAAACTGATGAAGGGCCAAGCTATTGGGATACAGCAGAATTAGAATTTAAAAAATATAAGGAGAATTGCATGTTACAGCTTCTATTGAAGAATTTGGGCGTAGCTGTAGGAGTAGCTTTAGTAGATAAACTTGCACCAGAAATTACAAATACTCTATCTGAAACTTTAGATGATTTATCTTCTAAAACCTCTCAAATGTTTAATGATGTATTTAGTTCAAACGATGAAGAAGAAGAAGAAAATCCTATCGCAGTAGAAGTACAAAAACCTAAGAGGGTTATGGATAAATTCATATTTACTCGAGAAGATCATGATTATATTTGTCAAGAATATGCGGCCCATAACATTATGAGAAAAGAATTGGGATACCGCGTACCGTATAGGATTTTGGTAGCTAATCTAAATAAACATTTTGGGCTACATAAATCAAGTACCTCATATAGCAATATTTGGACTAACGGTGTTTATAGAGATTCTTTACCTACAGAGGCCACTAAGAAATTATTTGGAGATTAAATGAAAGATCTAACTAAGATAAATTACTTTGAACCTGCAGAAAAAATAGTAAAAGTATTGTGCCAAAGAACCCAAAATGATGAGCCACTCTTTTTTAGGATATTGGTTGCGTACTATTTAACTAAGGTAGCTTCTATGATGAGATGTAATATTAAAACTCATGATAGAGGTGATATACCTGTAAGTATGTATGCAATTAATTTAGGCGTATCTGGTTTTGGTAAAGGTCATGCAACAAATATATTAGAGGAGCAAGTATTAAATCAATTTAGGGAAAGATTTATGGGAGAAACTTTCCCACTATTGGCAGATATAAATTTAACCAAGCTTTCCATAGTTAGATCCAATAAGAAGGCTAGCGATCAGGGTGAGGAGTTAATTAAGGTACAAAAAGAGTTTGATAATTTAGGTCACTTACCTTTTTCCTTTGATAGTGGAACACCTGCAGCAGTTAAACAGATGAGACATAAGCTTCTTATGGCCGAAGCTGGATCCATGAATATGGAAATAGATGAGATTGGTTCAAATCTTGTTGGTAATGTTGAGGTGCTTAATACTTATTTAGAACTCTACGATGTAGGAAAAATTAAGCAGAAACTTACTAAGAATACGGCTGAAAATATCAGAAGTGAGGAGATAGATGGAAGGACTCCAACTAATATGATGCTATTTGGTACACCTGTTAAGTTATTTAACGGGGGTAAAGTTGAAGAAGAATTTATGGAAATGCTATCCACTGGGTATGCTAGAAGATGCTTCTTTGGTACATCAGATCTTAATCCTATATCTGGTGATTTAACTGCAGAGCAGGTGTATGACATGCTTACAGATGTTAGTGCAGTCAATACTTTAACAGATATCTCAGATTACTTAGGTAACATTGCTGATGGCGTTAATTTTAATAAAACTTTAGTTCTATCTAAAGAAGTAAGTATTTTACTTATTGAATATAAGATGCATTGTGAAATGCGGGCAGCTAAGCTTGCTGAGCACGAAGAAATTAAAAAAGCTGAACTATCTCATAGGTATTTTAAAACGCTTAAACTTGCAGGTACTTATGCCTTTATCCAAGGCAATTTTGAAATAACTGAAGAGGTACTATACAACGCTATTAAGCTTACAGAGGATTCTGGTGTAGCATTTACAAAAATTATTACTAGGGATCGTAATTATGTGAAATTAGCAAAGTATATATCCTCCGTAGAAAGAGAAGTAACTCATGTGGATCTGGTAGAGGATCTTGCATTTTATAAAGGATCTGAATCTCAAAAAAGAGAGATGATGACTTTAGCTACTGCATATGGCTACAAGAATAATATTATTATTAAGAAGCATTATCTTGATGGTATTGAGTTTCTTAAGGGAGAGTCACTGAAAGAGACTACTCTGGAGCATATGACGCTATCCTACAGCACACAATTAGCTGAAGGGTACATTCCACAGTCGGCTAAGTTTTCGGAGCTCCACAAGCTTACAAATGCCTCAGGATTACATTGGGTAAATCATACATTTACTAATAATTATAGATTAGAGGAAAACGTAATAGCTGGATTTAATATGGTAACAATTGATGTAGATGATGGATGTTCGTTAGCTACAGCAAAATTACTATTAAAAGAATACACCTATTTAATCCATACAACTAAAAGGCATACTGAAAAAGTAAATAGATATAGAATTATTTTACCTATTTCCCATGAACTTAGGCTGGATAACAAAGATTTTAAAGAGTTCATGAAAAATGTATATGAGTGGCTACCTTTTGGGGTAGACGATCAAACCAATCAGAGATCTCGTAAATGGTTAAGTTGTCCAGGACATTTTGAGTATAACTATGGTGAGGTATTAGATGCCTTACTGTTTATACCTAAGACAAGTAAGAATGAACAACGTAAACAAGTAGCATTAGACAACACCTCGTTAAGTAATATTGAAAGATGGTTTTGTACTAAGACCACAGAAGGTAATAGATCAAACCAATTAATTAAATATGGCCTAATGTTGGTTGACTCTGGTTTAGACCTAGAGGCTATTAAGACTCAGGTGCTTGCATTAAATAACAAATTACCAAATAAGTTAGATGATGCGGAAATAGGAGCAACCATAATGGTTTCAGTATTTAAAGCAATAATTAAAAGAGAAAGTAAATGAGTATAAATAACAATCTAGTCCTTATCAGTGGTAAGTCAGCCACAGGAAAAAGTGCCAGTTTACGAAACATGCCTAACCCTAAAGGGGTGATGTACCTTAACTGTGAATCAGGTAAACATTTACCATTTAAGAATGACTTTTGGGAAATTATAATCACTGACCCTCATCAGGTATACGAAGCGTTTCTAACAGCTGAAGACCAAGAAGATATTCATACTATTATTGTAGATTCCATGACATATATGATGGATATGTATGAGTCCGTGCATGTACTTACTGCAACCAATGGAATGAAAGCATGGGGGGAGTATGCCCAATTCTTTAAGAATCTTATGTCTCAGTATGTAGCTAAATCTTCTAAGAATGTAATCTTTACTGCGCATACCATGGATGTAATGAATGAATCTGAAATGATATCGGAAACCTTAGTTAAGGTAAAAGGATCATTAATGAATCAAGGTATTGAGAGCTATTTCGCTACTGTAGTAAGTACCAAAAAAGTACCTCTTAAGAGACTTGAGGGTTACACCTCAGGACTTTTAAACATAACAGAAGAAGAAGAAATGTTAGGTTTTAAGTATGTATATCAAACCAAACTAACTAAAGAAACTGTTAATGAACGTATTCGAGGATCTTTAGGTATGTGGGAGACTAAAGAGACATATATTGATAATGATATTCAATTAGTGGTGGATAGACTTCACGACTATTATAATTAAGAGGATTAACAGAAATGCATATAGAAAGAACGATCCATGAACTAGAGGAATTACAAACTAAGATGTCTGCATTATTAGGATTTCTTACTACAGATGCCTTTAAAGAATTGCCATTAATAGAGCAAGCATATTTAGGTACTCAAATGTTCCATATGGAAATGTATGGTGCAATTTTAAGTAAAAGAATTTTATTTTATAAATAGGAAACATATGAATAAGCGAGAATTAGTTCAAGCAGTTGCTAAAACATCTGAGGAAAGTCAACGTACTGTTGGTTTAATTTTGGATAGTATTACAGCCCAAATAACTGAAGAATTAAAAAATGGAGGAGAAGTAGTCCTCGTAGGTTTTGGAAAATATTCTACTAAACTACGTGCAGAAAGATCAGGTAGACATCCCAAAACAGGGGCTAAAATTATTATATCTGAAAAGACTGTAGCTCTATGTAAATTATCAGAAACAATTTTAAAATAGGAAAAAATAAATGAACCCATTAACAAAAGTAGCAGTACCTTCAAATGTAGCAGAAGCCAGAGACACAGTAGGTGGAAGCTTCTTATTAGAAACAGGTATCCATGATTTAAAGATTGATACAGCCTATTTTGGTGAAAGTGCTGGTGGAGCTACCAGTGTAAATATTACCTTTAAAGGTAATGGTAATACATTGCGCCAAACATTCTGGGTAACTAGCGGTAAAGCTAAAGGCCAAAAAACTACATATAAAGATAGAAATGGTACTGAACATTTCTTGCCTGGCTATACAGCAGTAGATGACATTGGTTTATTGTCTGTAGGTAAAGGTATTACAGAGTTAGATACTGAAGAGAAAATGGTTAATGTTTTTGACTTTTCTTTACGTAAAGAAGTACCTACTAAAGTCTTAATGATTATGGATTTATTAAACCAAGATATTACTCTAGGTGTAATTAAGCAAACTGTTGATAAGAACATTAAGAATGGTGAAGGTAAGTATGTCCCATCAGGTGAAACGCGTGATGAAAATGAAGTGGATAAAGTATTTCGTACTTCAGACCGTATGACAACTGTAGAGTTAAAAGCTCAGGTAGCTGTTGCCTCTTTTATTGACACATGGAAAGAAAGATGGGATGGCAAGACTCGTAATAGATCTGTAGGTGTAAAAGCTTCAGGAGCTACCTTAGGAGCCCCTACAGGAACTAAATCAGGTATGTTTGATAGGTCTTAAATAAGTTATATATATGACTAAGATGCTTACAGCATACGGTTCAGTGGATCCTGGAGCCTCAGGATCCATCTGTATATATATACCTGAAACCAAGAAGATTCATTTTATGTCTACTGTGGCTAAACCAAAAGATATTGCACAGTTCTTTAGTCAAGCGCAGTCAGAACTAAATTTAGTAATTACCGTGATTGAGGATGTACATTCAATCTTTGGTGTATCTGCTAAAAGTAATTTTAACTTTGGATATAATACAGGTTTAATTACCGGAATAATCCAAGGCACAGGCGCTGGTATTGATAGGGTAACCCCTAAAATATGGCAGAAGCATGTGGGAGTAAAGGCAAAAGGTAAAGAAATAAAGAAAGATGTGGCAGGTATTTGTGAACGTATGTTTCCAGATGCTGATATATATGGCCCAAGGGGGGGACTCTTAGACGGACGGAGTGATGCCCTAATGATTGCTGTATATGCTGCATACAAGTATAGGATTTAAGTTAGCTTTAGATGACCACCCATAGCAGAACCAGTGGGGTAAATAACTTCTGCAGATAGGCTTATACGCACTCCGACCAAACCTCAATAAGCCGTAAAAGGAATAAGGGTAGGCTTTCAGTGAATTGGTGTTGAAAACATATCCCCCATAAGTGACTATTTGACTGGTAGGAAAGACTACTTTATTTTAATTTAATTAAGGAAAAACAATGGCAAAATTGTCCATAACAGTAGATGCAGAAGCCATCAGAGATGCTCTAGTAGCGTATGTAGCAGCACAAGGCTTATCTCTTAAAGGTAAGGACGTAGATGTATCTATCACAGCAGGAAGAGGTTCTAATGGCTTCTCAGCTAATATTGATATCTCTACCCCTACAGCACAAATCCAATCTATAGCACAAAATACCTATGTAGAAGATACTGTAGAGGAAGAGGAGCAAGTAACGGCAGAAGAACCTTCAGATGATACTAATATTTTTAATCGGTAATGGTTAAGGATATAGCGGCAGGGATATTAGCCTTATTAGTATTGATATTTATTCTTTGCTTAATAATGTTTATGCCGGTGTTAGTTATCCTAGTGGGAATGGTTTCTGTATTTGCAACAATCTACATAGGTATTAAAGTCTACATAGATTATTGCGAAACAGAGAAAGAAGCTAATAAGTAGCCTGAACTGCAGGAAGCTCGGAAACAATGGGTGTAATTAGGGTCACCGGATTAAAATGAAATTTATTATAAATTGCATCTGGAGTCCCAATTGCATCTGTTATATCTGCTTGGTTATATGTAAACATTTCCAACATCTGTAAGCCTAAGAATCTTGCAGGTGCTTTACCTACCTTCTTAAGGATTACTTTCTGAATCCTGATAAAGAACTTAGTAAACATAATTAACCCCATATCGTTACCATACTGAAGCAGAGGATGAGTAGGTAAGTCATAGTTAATAAAACTATCTACAATATCTACAAGAGAATCTGCTTCACTCATACCCTTTTTTAGATTATGTTGGTGTAGTGCAAATCTAGCGATGAAATCACTATACTGGGTAGAATCCCTTAAAAACTTATATAGCTGAGTATCATGTGTCATTGCTACCTGAGACACACCTTCCTTAACCTTAGAATTAATTCTATTAGTTAATGGCTCAACAATTTCATCTAACTTACTCTTGTAAGTGTACAACTCAGTATCATTAGCAATATCCTCTACAATAGTTTGGAAGATACCTGAATCCACCATAGGCTTAACAGGATTACTAGCTATTTGATGCTTAAGATTATTAATCTTAGATTTAATACCTGCAACATTAGGGTTATGTTTAAGTCTTAACTCTAACTGCCCTAGCTTTACACTGTCCTTTAAATAGGATTGTAAAGCAACTACACCTATGGCTTGATACTTATAAATATCAGCCTTATCCACACCAGACAACCAAAGTAACCAATTATTACTAGCTATGTTACCTGTAAGAGTCGAAAGATTCTTAATTACAATAGTGTCCTTAGTAGTCTTTATTACTTCTTGCCATACATTTTCTACCGTCTTAACCTTATTAAAATTTAGGTTTTTATACAGACTATCCCCAATGATTCTAGTAATTTTATGATTAATTTTTTCTAAATCTGTACTAGGTCTAATCCAATTAGTAATACTTAATTTTCTATATCCGAAGAAAGTACTTACGACCTCTCTCCTAATTAAAAATCCATCAGTACCCCAAGTCTCCTTCATATATTTCTTCATCTCACTAGGTAGAATATTATAAGTCTCCCTATAAGCAGGATCTTTACTAGTCTTACTAACATCTACAAATGCATTAGGATTCTTAGCATAGTTATCCTTAAAGTCTTTATAAGCAATATCTACAGCTTCCTTGTTAATAGCCTCTGTATTCACCTTATCAGAAATACTTGCAGACATTGAACCAAGAACATTACTAAAGGAATTATTCTTTTGTAAGATAGAATCTTTCTCTGCCTCTGTAATAGCATACTTAGCCCCTACAAATACCCCCTTCCTATTAAATGAAGGAATAAAAGAAGATGGCTGCGGATCAACTATAATGGATCTTCTCTGTTTAGATACTTCCTTATCAAGTGCAACCCTATCTAATTTAGATATAAGCTGTTGTCCCATATAGTTACGTAAACCATCAACGGATGCGTATCCAGTAGGTATATCACTTAACTCTGAATTTTTACTGGTCATAGATACAATCATTTTATTATATGTATCTACCCCCGCTACATCAGAGTAGTACATATACTTAACACCACCCTTATCTAATTTACTTCCTTTGATTGGATTAGCTGATCTAGTAAATCCTTGTTTAAGTAGCTTCTGTCCTTCTATAGCAGTAGCTATAACAGCAGATGTATGAGGATTATAATTCTCCTTTATCCCCCCATCCACAACCAGAATCTCATTACCACCTAAAATTCTATCCAGCTGATCTTTCTTATAATCTCTGTGCTGTTTAATAGTATTAAGAATACCATTCTCTTCTTTACTCTCAGCAAATTCAGCTTTAATGGATTTAGCCACTAAGTCCTTATGTGCAGTAGAAGAATATTTCAAAGCATATAATCTAGAGAGTCTAGTTAAATCCTCTTTAAGACTTTTCTGGTCTTGCTCAAGATTCCTACCTTTTCTAATGGATAATTGCTTAGCTATTTGTTCTACGTTATGTAGCCCAGCCCCATCAATTAAATGCTGCCCTGTAACCATAAAATGGCCTAAGCTACGAGAGTTGTTTATGTAATAATTTCCTTCAGTACGGGTAACCAACCTATCTTCTACGGTTTGTATTTGTGTATTTAGTTTATTCTCATTATCCAAATAATCTTGTATCTGCTCTACTTCATACAAATTAAATAGAGCTTCCATGTCGCCTTTAAGTATTACTTTAGTAATAGCTACAGAGGTCTTTGCATCCACAGAGCCACCGACAAAAGATTCTCTAAGGAACTTATCTACCGTGGTAGCTATCTCCTCTCTGAGAGTGTCTATAAACTTTTTAGACGCACTTAATAATGTATGGTATTTAGCAACATCCACTGTATTACCTACAGCCTCTGTAACAAGGCTTCTAAGTAAACTCTTCTCGGTTATATCCGCTAGTAGTAAAGAGTCTCCTACAGCCCTCTGGAAGCCTTTAAATGATACTTTAGTTATCTTCTCAGCAATCTTACCTATATTGCTTATGGATTTCTTCTTAGAATTTTGTACTGCCTGACTAGATAAGAATTTATGTATAGGAGCCAATACCGTATCTCTAATAATCTGGGCAGCTTTAAGATCCATACCGTTAGTGATCTCAAATTGTCTAAATAAAATATTTGATTGCTTGATATGAGCCGTAGAAAGCTTAGCTACTAATAAATCTAATTCAGTAGAAACCTTACCATTATTATTCTTTACTTTGGTTTGCCACAGATCCATTAATAAATTAAATATGTTAGAAATGGTACCAGAAATAGTATCCCCAAAAATCTTAGCGGATTTAGGAGTATCCATCTCTGACAGTAACTTAATAAATCCCGGCTCAGACATACCAAATGCTATAAATTCTTTTATTCCGTTATTCTTAGTACCTGTAGCAACAGAACCTAAAGCAGTAACCTCTTTTACTTCTGTATGATTTTGGTTATCAAAAATGTACGCATACTTAGTCCTATCCGCTTCTGAAAGGCTATCATTAACATGGTTAAATAGTCTTGTAATACGATTAATTATTAACTGGTTTTCTACTTTGTTCTCTAAAGCACTCTCTGTAATGTGATGGGTCAGTTCATGTACAAACACTGTCTGGGCAGACATCTGTATACCCGATGCTGTAGGAGAGGTAGTATTTGATACATTTACAACCATACGATTGTACGCAGGATCAAATCCACCAGAGTTCTGCTCTTTAGTCCTTTGTACGTACAATTCAAGAGGAGTGATAACCTTGTTTATCAGATTATGTATTACGCCCCTTAGATGAGTGGTATGAGCTGTAGAATCACTATTTTGCTTATCTATCTTACCTAGCGATTCAAAAGTAGATTCAGTATTAGCTCCTGTAAGCTTCCTAGTAGGTTCACCTTTGAAGTCAAATGGTTGTGCCTTATCTGTTGAGCCAAGCTGGTCATAACCTTTCATCCATGAAGCTATCACTGTCTGACTTGGCTCTGTTGAGTCACTCAGGTCATGTTCTTTCCTTTGCTTGTCAAAATACTCTTCTAGGGTAAGAGGTTTTCCTTCATTAACTTCCTCTATTAAATTAGTTACATCTGAATCATGCCCACTAGTTGAGTCAGTTGACTTTCCTCTATTAGATCCAACCATACCTGAGTAATTAGCTACCTTACCTACACGGTCATTAATTTCTGCAGTAACTAAATTGGCCTCCTCTCCAACACCTTGTATGGAGTCAATATACTCTTCTAGGGAGAGAAATATTCCATCGCCATTACTATCTAAGAAATAATTACTTAGGGGGTTAAGGGAAGATCCCCCAGAACCCGCAATAAGGTTATCTATTTTCTTCTTGTCCGTAGCATCTAAACTATCAATAGCTCTATTTAATGAGGCTAATGCTGCACCAAAGACATCGTGATCGAACATACTAGTAGCAAGAGAAGCATTCATAGTTTCTGCCATATCTGCTATAACATCCAACGCACCCTGCGAGGCATCATGTACATTTAACACTTCAAACCCTGCATTAAATACCGAAATGGGTACTGTCGAATCAGTATTGTGAATAAGTGTAATAGTGGGAGATAGTCCTGGGTCTTCAAGCTGGTAACTAGTACCGTGACCTACAGCACTAGTTACTGAGTCGTCCTTAATATAGTCTTCCCACATACCTGTTTCTGTACTCTTTTGGTAGAATTTTCTTTCAGGCTTATGAGGGCTAGCATATTGAACTTGAGTGGTATGTGTTTCAGAATAGTCAGGTTTATATTTTCCTTTAAGGAATGATAATTCTGTCTCTATATTTTCATCAGAAAGGGCATGTTTTAGTGAAGGATGGAAGTCTCTAAGAGATTTAACTAAAGCAATAGTAGCTTCTTTAGATAAAGCCAATATAGGAGTAACTCCCTCCTTATTTGCATTTATCTCTTTTAATTTCTCTGCATACTTCTTCTCAAACATTAAGTCAAAGGTACGTTGGATCACCTCAAACACTGAATTAAATGTAGCTCTGTTTCTAATAAAATCCCCATAGTTTTTTTCTAAGGATTCCTGTAGTAACCCTCTATACATAGCAGATACTTTGCCACTTAGGATATTTACCTGTGTTGGAGTAAACGTAAAATCTCTTGCTCTTCCATTAACAATTTTTGTCTCTGTATTTCCTAACAGGGTAGCAATATAGTTATTTACTTCGGTAAATAATCTCTCTTGTTTTGCAGAGTTATTACTTGTATCTTCCGCTTTCATTCCTAAGTCATATATCTTCTCTATAGTTTCTTCTGCTAAAGCATCTGCTACTTTATTTACAGATGCACCAAATAGAGTAATCATCAGGGGATATTTAAAGAGCTTTCTACCTATCTTTGTAATGGTACCGTCAGCTATGATATCCCCCACTATAGAGAATGTAGTATCAATTACGTCAATAGCATTTTGCGCATTCCCTGATAAGCTAACAAGTTTAGTGTAGTGCTTATGTACTGGATGATCTTTAATTAAACTCTTCGGGTTAGTAATTAATTTTTTAGCCGTAGCCTTACCACTAATGATATCCCTAGTTAAGCCTTCATATAAATCATCATGAACAATATCACCAGACTCAACAGCGTTATACCATTTTTGGTAATCCATTGTAGGATCAGGAAATAATCCAGCAGCTTCTAGCTTAGGTCGCATCTCATCAAAATTCTTACCTCCACCCATAAGAACCAAACCAATTAATACACCATTGGTTATGCCGTCTATCTCTCTACTTAGGGTAGTTGTAAACTTTGTTGATCTTTTAGAGTCTTCTGAAACAGCGTAATGATACTCACGTAAAGCAATCAAACCTGCAAAGGAGTGCATCCCTTCCCCAGCATCTTTAACTGCCTTTACAATTATATCTACCCCTTCACTAGTGGATTCTTCACTATTCTTTTTGGCGTGAAGCCGAACAAATCCCATATTGGTATTTTTAGAAAATTTATCATATACCTCCTGAAATTTAGATTCTACCTCTTCAATATTTTTTAGATGTTCAATCTTAATACCAAAAGATTCTAGGATAGCTAATTTAAATTGTCCTAGTTTTTCATCATTTTTCTTAACGTCTATCTCAACTTCCCAAGACTTAGGGCCAAACATCCATCTCATGTATTTATTGGTTTGATTATTAATCTTACCATTGACCCCTATACGCCCAGATCTCCATACATTATGAAGTAAGTAAAATATCTCATCAGCTGTTAAGGATTCTTGGAATGCTTTGAAATCATCTACCCCTCTTTCAAGAGATTTATTATTACTCTCGATTCCTTTTCTTCTAGTAATATGTTCCTGAGATAGATCATCTTCAGTAACATTACCTATGATAGCTAATATGGCATCTCTGCCTATTAGATTGACCATGTCAACCATTTTAGTGAATACTTTATTCTCCACCTGAGATTGTTTTAACAGACCCTCACGTTGGGTTGTAGAGGTATCTTGAAGAGTCCCTTTAAGTGTCTGTGAAACATCCTTATCTGTAGTGACCCACATCAAACAAGGTTTTAATTATTTCCTTGGATTTTGTACCTGCCTCTTTAATACGTCTTAAATCGTTAGACAATCCTTGAAGTTTTTCATCACTATTTTCTGCTAGGTATGTACCTTCAGCAGCTTTTACAAGAAAGGTAGGAGCTCCATTTTCTTCTTCAATATTAAGTTGAGAACTATCGGTAGAATCCTTCTTGCCCACCATATCTTTCATAAGTGCAGCAGGTAATTCAGAAAGTTCTACATGCCCTTCTCTCTCCAATACATCTATAGCTATAAGTCCTAAATTTGCTTCTATCTTAGAATAGATGGAGCCATCAGCAGTATTATCCTGTGACATACCTAAAATTTTAGCAATCTTACCGCCTATATCAGATGCAAGTCTTGTACGTACAGTACCCCCAAACCTAATCTTCTCCCATGCTAAATCAGATGGTTCAATACCGTCAGGTAATCCAAGGATTGCTTTCAGATCTTCAGCATAATTTTCAAGAGTACTCTGAGAATCATTCTTAATCCATTCCACAATAGCTAAACCAATGGAATCATAGAAGTTCTGATCCATCTCAGGATTAGTATCAGGGTTATTACGCAGATATTCAATTACCTCATATGTCCCATCCTCTTTTCGATCCATCCTAAGCGAAGTGATCTGCTTAGCTTTCATAAAATAAATAAGGGGATTCTGTATATGTCCTAACGGTGTTGTAATTGTTCGTGTTTTACCCTTAGAGTCAGTGTAAGTAGTTTGTTCTGTTTTACTTGCAGACTGTGCTGTTTCCTTAGAATTAAATATTTGTTCTTTAATAACCTTAGATAAGCCTTTTACAAAAGTATTTATATCTTTTAGATTATTTTTATCTTGCTCAGATAAAGTATCCTCTTTATGTGCATTACCTAAAGCATCCTTAGTGGTATGCATAATAGTAGATGCTTTAAATTTCACTAAATCTTTAAGACTTATACCGCCTATTTCTCTAGAATCTCTGGTAAGACTATTACCTACACTATAGGGGCTAAATATCCTCTTAATACTGGATACAATTAAAGGATCTAAACCTGATTTAGGTAATGTATTTCCAGAGTAGGTAGCAAGTATATATTCATAAATATCTGACATATATTCTGCTTCATCTCTATTCTGCTTATCTGTAACTAAGGCATTTTCAACCATAAGAGACAAGACCGTGTTAAAGTCTGAGAACTCTTGACTACTACTACTAACATTGTTAAATCTAGTTTTTGTGAGAAATTTATGTGCATTATTTAATGTAAGAACCCTCGCTTTTACTCCCCCAGAGGTATTTTGCTCTACTACAGGTTCAGCTACAACTTGAGTAGTTTCACCTCTTCTCCATTGAGAGAATGGCAATTTATTATTCCCTACAGTTGGTGCCTTATTAACCCTATCTTCTACATATTTAATAAAAAGATTCTGGTCACTACTGTTAAAACTATATTTAGTATTAATTAATTGAATAATAGCATCAGTAGTTGATCCTGAAGCCATGCCGTTAGTAATTATAGTTTCGATATTTTCTTCTGCTGTTTCAACTTTTTTCCCTGACAATACTTGCGGATCACCCTCTTTAGACGTTGGGCGTGATTTAACAACTACTATGCTTCCTGTATTATCACCTCTCGTAGCATTATATGTAGCTTCTACTAATTCTTTTCGCAACTTAGTAAATTCAGCCATATTTTCATCGGCAACAGACCCATCTTCTTCTCTTAAATTTGATATATTATTTTCAACAGTAGCAATATTAGAATCTAAAGATTCTTGAGAAACTTTAGATGCCTCAACTACTGTGTCAGTACTATTCTGAGTAGGTGTAGGTGTAGTTACGGTATCTGTTGTACTATTTTCTGAGGGTATAGATTCAGTGTTTACCTCTACCTCTTCTTCAGTGTTCTCAGAGGTTTTTACCTGCTCACCTATATGGCTCACAGTCAAAGATATTTTTTCGCTCTTAGATAGTTCAGGGATAGCTTCTACAGCTTTACCCTTTACCTCATTAAAAGCATCCTGCAATAAATTGGCTTCAGATATGACTGTCTTAGCTAGGCGCGTAAAAGGCTCAAAATTTGCTGGATCATAATAAAAAGGTGTACTTCCCTCTACTACAATAGCATTTGCATCAGCTAGAGCTTTTTTTGCTGCATTCATGTCTCCAGTAGTTAACGCATTAAGCACATCCTGAAGCTTAGAAGCTTTATTGGAGTGTCTTTCTGCCCATGCTTTAAACCCTATTAGAGTAGATTCAGTAGCTTTACTGTTATTAGATTCTACACCTAAGCCTACCGCACTGGTATGGTCGTTAATACCTAAAAACCCTTCACCACCATTAAGAATATTGTCTGATACCTCAGACATAGACTTTCTTTTTTCTATATAACTTTCTACTTTTACTTTCTGATCTTCAGACAATAAGTTACTAGAAAGTAATTTCTTAGCCTGTTCTTCTGAGACTGTCGAATCAAAATCCATTGAGCCAATGATACTAGATATTGCTGTTTCGCTCTTAGGAGTGCTCTCCTTAGCTCCTATGACTACGTCTATGGCTGATCCAATCTTTACTTCCCTTAGTTTTTTTATGGCTGCAAATGCTCTAATCTGATATTCATCAGTTTCTTTCCTATGTATATCGCGCTCTTCGTTAGTTGCCTCAGTGTTCTCTAGCTCTTTATTTAGTCCATCGTGCATTTCAAATATAGCCCCCTTAATATCGTCAATATGCTTATCCATATTGTCGGGGGTTTCAGAAGCATTTTTAGGGGTATTTGCTATTAGATAATCAATCCTATTTTTAGGAGGCAAACTTGATAAGTCACCTTCAGCTAAATTGGCTCTATCCTTAGCTTGTTGTTTAAGTGCATCTGCTTTTTCTGTTATTGTATTTTGAATACCTTGAGGTGTAAGAGCTTTTATAAGTGCTTTAGCTGGTTTACCTAGCGCACCCGCAACAGCAAGAGGTGTAGCTACTGCTTCTTTTAATGCAGCTTTAGGACTAGTAACAGCTGTAGTTCCTCCACCAGCTACCTGTCCTAAAACATTAGCAGCAAATGCAGACCTACCTTCTAACTTAGAAATATCTTGTTTATATGCATCTTGCTCTAAAAGGTCTTGAGTACCCTCTGTAGCTCCTTCACGTACAACTGATCTTGCTACCCCACCTTTTGATACCATAAGCTTATCTGAAACAGTATCAGCTGCAGCTGATAATGCCGTATCTACCAACAAACGGTTTACTTCCTCTCCCTCAGGTAGTCTACCATTGACCTCCATAAATTTATCCCTAGCCTCACTAGCTAACTTAGTAAAGTTACCAAAGAAAAATGATCCGGTCATTCTCGTAGCAGCAAATGCATTAGGGATCTGTTTGATTACCTCTTCTACTACAGCTTGAGGTTCTCTAGCCGCAGCACCAAATATTGCAGTTGCTGCATTAGATACAGCTCCTGAAAGTTTAATAACCCCCTCAGCTACCTGCCCATTTTGAATATCTTCAATACCCTCTTGCCCCATAGGAACAATAGAGTATTCATAAAGATCTCCAGCATATTTAACCAGTGCATCCGTACCGGCAGTATTAAATATCTTACTTATGTGCTCATTAACTTTATCAATTTTAGCTATGAAACCAGACTCTAAAGCCTCAGCCGTAGCCAATCTTTCTACTATACTTTTTTGGGATGGATTACTTGCTAATAGACGCTCCTCATTCTCGGAAGGTACGTAATCTATATTATTTATCTTAGATGCTTTTTGCATTATTTTAAGATGCTTAACAGCTGCCCTATCTTCATTAGATATATTCTTAGTGAGGGTATACTGAATCGCTCTAGCAGGAGAATTAATAACATTAGCCCCAATATCGAACGCGGTTGTTACTCCCCCAGCAACGGCATTTATAGATCCTCCTAGAAGGGTCTTTCTAAATTTATCACTAACAGAATGTTTGGTAGCAATGTCACGGGCATCTTTTTTCTGTTGAAGATCTAAGTTCTTCTTAATCGCATTATCTAGGGTGTGATACTTAGCATTTAATTCAGGAGTATTATTAATATCACTGAAGTGCTGTTCCGTACCACCATTTGAATTTTGTCCGTCCTTTTTGGCAGCCCTAAGGAGTCTACCAAATACACCGGTATCACGGTGTAAGTTACTACCCTTAACAAGAATTTCAGTATCCCCACCTAATTCTCTTATTACATTTTGTTTAGCTTTTTCTGCTTGATTAAATAAAGTCTTATTAGAAATTTGACTAGCATCCAGCCTAAAAGTTTGAGCAAGGTACCCTCTATCAACCTCTCTGCCTAATTCCTCCCTAGCAGTAAGAGGACGACCCTTATCTGTCTCAAAAGTATCTAGAACATGTCCTGGCCTATCAGGAACTAAACGTACACTAGGGCCAGTGGCAGCGTTAAAAGTATCCCCATCAGTTACAGGATTATTTTCGTCTAAAGGTAAAGATTCCCATCCACCTAATTTACTTTCCTTATCCGCTTTGGCTTTAAGAACCTCTAATTGTTTTAGCGAATAAGATCCTGTAGAAGATACCGAATACTTTGATACTGCCATCCTAGTTTCCTAATTTATTGTAAGTTATTTACTTTTGAGTATTGAGTTTCTCGATTGCGCTTCGTAGTGCCGATGCGTACTGGGGCTGTTTTTCTCGTTCTCTGCTCCCGGCTAGTTCTAGTAAACGCCTAACAGATGTTTCGTTTTGGCCTTGGAGGTCTGATAACGTGTACCCGTTACCAAGAAGTAACTCAGCTTGACCGAGGGATACAGCTGGATCGTCATTCCAAATACCAAAAGTATCTAACCTATCATTAAGCACACTTGCCATAGCATTTCTATCTGTCTCAGAAAATTCCGTCCCCTTAGTATTTTCTAATGTTTGGGTAAGATGCTGAGAAGTTAACTTTCGCTGCAGATCTAGGTTATATTTATCCTTTTCTAGTTTTGCATTTTCATTTTTAGTTATTTCTGTAAGCCCACCCTTAAATTGTGTTAGTGCATTTTGACCTATTTCTAATGGTATCTTATTGGCAAATAAACTTTGAAGATATGCATCTGTGTCTAGCACATTTGTGTCGGGATTTATACTAGCGGATAATAATTGTTGGGTCAGTGTTCTCTGCCCATCTTTGGTTTTCTCTTTCTTGTGACCATATTCATTAATGATAGTTTGTCTCTCTGCTATCTTGTTTTCTTTTCCTTGCTGGGCTACCGTATTATTAAATTCCGAAGTCTGCATATTTCGATTAAATATATCATTCCCCCGCTTCGCAATATTCTGTGATGCGTTATTAATAGCCGCATTTATAACATCTGGATTACCATCAAATCCTGATTCCCTGAATGAGTTAACTGCTTGGGTTAATTCATCTTGGTTCGTAGCACTTGCTAGCTGAGAACCTATATCAGAAGATATTTTATCGTTTATACCGTCTTGTCTCTTAGTGGTATATCCTTCAATAGCTGATCCTATATCCGCTACGGAATCCCCTAAGTCTGCATAAGCATCTCCATATACTTTAGTTATTGGTGCAAGATTAGGTGCTGCTACATTTTTCCAAGTTATTGGCGTCATAATAATTCTCCTTACGTATTAGTACGTGATTTATACTTCGCAGCATTAGCGTCAAGTTTAGCATTTAAAGCAGAAGTTCCACCTGGTACAGTAGAATTATCCCTTGCATCCCTTTGTTTAATTTCTCGAGCATCATTTGTTTCCTTCTGGGAGTAATAGTCCCGGTAGTAGGAAGCTTTAGCAAATTTAAAAGCATCCTCAGCCATACCCGCACTTTTAAATGCACCATAAATATTAGCGCCAGCACCTAACACACTACCTATACCAGAAAGTGCAGCACCATAATCACTCATAGAAGCATCACCAAAAAAGGAAGAACTTGTATTGGGGGGAGCATTTACGCCTTTACCCAAAAAGGAATTAGCATCGAACCCAGTTTTGGATGGCATATTAGCGCCAGGTATTAAGCCTGATTGACTTCTATTAAGAGGGGAGTATTGTTGTAAGTATGATTGATTACCATTCCCAAGAGAACTGTATGATGGCGATCCGTAGCCCTGAAGAGAAGATAAATAATTTGGAATGTTTGATATTGGCATGGTAGTTCCTATGTAATTAGTTTTGATTCGGAAGAGTGTTTATCAGCGTATGTCTGCTTTATTTCGTCTATATTTGTTACTTTTGGTAAGGCCAATGTAAGTGAAACATAATTTTGAGGCATATCCAGTACAATTTTTGCCATATTAGTAGAAAGTTTAAGATTATAAAACTGCTCGACCGTTTGAGAAGGGTTAGTATCTTGGGGCATCCATAAGGTAGCTAACCATTCTGGGGGGCCTAAAAGTAATTGTTCTGCTGCTTCAAGTTCTGCATTCTTCTCCTGTCTATCTAAATCAAATTCAAGGTAGTCATCTTTAATGCCTTCAAGCTCTCTACTAACAATACTTTGAACAACCATACTTGATAATTGGGCAACTGCTCCAAGAACATATATAACAGATTTAAAGTTTAGCTTAGTTAAGTCTCCAGATAAAACTGCAACAGCTACCGCTGCTACAAGTAAAATGTATCCTGCTACCTCTGCCCCAAATGCGTATGTTAAAACAATATTAAGAATATCAAAAGCAATACTAACAATTAATGCCTCCATAGCAAAAGCCATAAGTCCAGGAGCAAACGCAGGAAAAACTATACTAATAACAATAACTATTATTAAGATAATAACTTTAATAATTAAACCAATAATACCACTCTCATACCATGCAGTATATGTATAGGAGATTGTATATATTACTAAATGTCCTGCTTCATATAAGACTATAGTAGATTTTCTTTTTTCAAGTCTCTTAAGTATCCCCTGATTTATGGGTATTCTAAATGCATCATCATTAGGGCGTTTTAAACTATAATGAAAATGTTGGGTATCTTTGCTCCATACATCTGTTTTTGTTCTTAATCCAGTTACAACAACTTTCTTATAGGTAGTATTTGTCTCTTGATGTATAAGAGTGAGGGTCTGTGCAGATGTATTAATTACAGATGATGAATCACTCCTTGTAAGCACTTGTCCCTGGTGTTGTGATATGGCAATATTTGACATACTCACTTTTATATTATATTGCTGCTCCGTTATTCGTAACCGTACATTACGAGATCCGTATGTGTTATGGATGTAGGAAAAAAACTCCATAAAATATTCTATAGCAAACGGTTCTTGAGTAGTGGGATGTAAAGCAAGAACTACAGTAACATCATCAATATATTGTAAATCGGGATTTTCAGCTATACCTTTAGTAATGTCCTCTAAGCTAAGATTAATTAATTTGAGGGCCTTCTTTACTGTTACCCTTATTGGATCATCTTTATGTTTATCCTGTATAAATTTACCATTGATGCGTACAGGCATAATAGGTAAATACTTAAATTCCTCTACAACAGAAACATTCCCTATAAGTAAGGGGTAAGTACCTTCAGATATTCTATAATTCCAATACATATCATGCACTGAAGTAGCATTTAAAATCCGATAGGTAACTTGGTATGACAATTCATTTGGATAAAAGAAGATAAGCTCTACTGAATAAGTATCCTCAGAGCCATCAAAATACTCTTCTAAGAGGGTTACAGTTATCCGTGACCCCAATACCTCATAATCAAATAAAAACCTTGTAATGCCCTCAGGGTTTCCATATAACATCTCTCCTGTAACCGGATCAAATCTATATGTATCTTGTAGGTATTCGTAGATTATTTCTTCAGGGGAGGTATCTTGTATAACCGAAGAAATTATACTAATATTAGGATTTGTAGCTATAGAGGTTTCAGTTACAGTAGCTGCCTGATCTTGAGTATATTGAGCTAGATCTGCTGTAGTAATAGAGAGTTTAACTTGATACTTAGCTTCCCATATAAATGTTTGTACTAGTGCCTCATCATACGCAGATTCATATGCACTCTTAATGGTAGGATCACCTAAGTAACCTAACCAAGAAGTATATGCAGTATCTGATATAAGTTTCTTTTCTTGCCAATATAAATAGTAACGATCAGATATTACTTTAGCGTTAATCCATCTAGTTTCAGAGGCATCCTCTATTGCTTGAAGTCTTGAAACATTTGTAGCTAAATAAGCTTCTGCTTGTTTATTTAATGCAAAAGCTATATTAGCTACATCTTGGTTAGGAACAGATGAAGAAGTTAACTCCCCAGAAGGTAACCCATAATAGTAGGTAGATTCTCCATACTTGAAGAGTTTTTCTACTTTAGGCCCGAACGATTGGGTATGTGCAAGAATCATCCTAGATGGTATATCCGTATTCCGAATTACCCCTTGAACAAGACCACTAGTTATAGGATCTATATAAGGTTTATCAGGAAATAGGGGCATACTTATAACTGTCGAGTCAGCCTCTACATCATCATCAAACCATCCCATATCTAGGTGTTAGGTGTACTATCTAGAATCACATTAATACCGAGTGCCGCTTTATTCATAACCTTTGCTGCCTGTGCATCGCCTAATGCTGCTGCATTGGCACCAGTTGCTTCATCCGTAGACCTCCTTACACTCCAAGAGTCTGCGTATATTTTAGCTAATTTTTGTTCTGCGTCTCTTGTGAAACCATCCGCTTGTGCCGCATACAATTTTTTCTGTTTTCCTATGACACCTGCAACTGGCATAGCGTTAACTGTGTCAGTTATGGATGCTTTTTCTGTATCACTCTTATTTGAAAGTAAAGTACCTTCTGCATCGAGTTTAGTAAGTTGTTTGCCCAATACGCCTGTTATTTCGTAGTCACCCGTAATAAGACCTGTAATAGGATCCTTGAAATTGAAGGAATCTGCAATGTTTGCAAGTTCAGTATAGTATTTTTGATTTAATAACTGTCTCTCTGCTTTAAGTTTCTCTTGGTTTCTTACAATAGTAACTGCTTCAGAAGTAGCATTAGCAGTATCAATAGTAATTTTATCTACTTGTTTATTTAATAGAAGAGCTTCAGCATACGCTTTCTTAACTTCCTCTGCCATTACCAACACTTCTTCCGCTGACTTAAGTAAGGTATTTTTAGAAATCAATACCTCTTCAGCAGCTTTAAGAATATCTGAATCTAAGAGATCTTCTTGTTTACCTAATATATCTACCTCTGCAGCAGTCTTTAAGATTTGCTTTTCAAGTACTAAGACTTCTTGATCTCCTTTAAGAACATTATTAGCTAGAACCAGTGTCTCTTGGGAAGTCTTTAGGATTTGTGCATCTAAAAGATCTTCCTGTTTAGCCCCAAGTTGTATTTCTTGTTGCAGTTTTAATACTTGCTCGACTACCAGTAACCCTTGCTTCTTAGCAGTATCATTTTCAGTTACTAAATTAATTAACTGTTGATTTGCAACACTCGTTTGTGCCTTAGTTAGTTCTGCTTGTACATCTGCCTGTTGCTTACCCATAAGGAAAGCCAACGACTGTTGCATAACAGACTGCATAGCTCCAAGATACACAGTAGAATATTCTGATCCTTTAATTCTACCCTTAGCATATTCTTCTTCTAAACGGAGTTGGGTAGTTGACATTAATTCATCAAATACCCCCGTCCCATCAAGAGCTTTTGTAGTTAAGTCTTCTAATAATATTAAGGACATGTAATACCTATAGGGTCACAAAAAGTTCAGTATTTTCAGTAGTCGAAACTACTGAAAATAACTGTTTATGTTTAATCGTATGGTTAGCTGCAGTACCTCTACTTAAGATAATAGTATGTACTCCAGGCACAGTAGGGGTAAAAGAGTAAGAAAGACTCCCTGTGGCTTCTGAGGTAGGGTTAACATAGCCCGTCACATCATTCACATAATTATATACTCCATCAGGATCTTCAATAGCAATATCCCAATCGGAATCTGTATAGCTATCATCAGTCCTACTGAGGACATAATTAAAGTTACTTGCAAAACCTACTACATACATAATTATTTCCTATTGGTCAGTACTGTTAGCCATGGCTTGTCTTTGAGCCAAGTCTTTTAATTCTTTTGGTGTAAGTGGATCTAATATTTCTACGCTAAATTCTTTAACTAATTTCTGTCTATTGACCTTACTTCCTTTAGGGCCTGGGATAACATAGTGATGTACATATTCTTTTGATTTAATTCTATTAAGAATAATCTGAGGTACATGCCATCCAGCGTCTGCGTTAAAAGGTACCATTCTCTTGTGGGTGCCTACAACACTATTACTCACTGTAAATATTTCACCTGGGTATGCTGCCTTAGCAGGATTCATACAAGTAAGTTTAATTCTAACAAGTTTAGAGGCTTCTTTCCGTAATCTGCCTTTAGCCTGTAATTTTGTTTCTGGTTGTGTTCCCACAGCATTCTGTGGAGCCACTACATCTACTTCTACTTCTTCAGGAGTACCCTGTAAGATATTATTAACTTTTTTCTTTAACTTTTCTAACCCAATACTAGGGTGAAAGGTAATGTTCATTAAGTTAGCTCTATCTTTTAGTAGTTCTAATTCTGTTTTATCTGTGCTCATTTGTCTTTTCTCTTTTTGGATAAGGGGTGATACCCTTATGGAAGAAAGGGCTCCAAAGAGCCCTCCCCAGTTACATACTAATTACTATTAGTATTCTGCTACAGTTTTCACTAGAGCAATTCTTTCTGGTCTCAAAATCATTGAACCATAGTACCATTTGATACTCATGAATCCCATTTCACCAAAAGGATCTGCTGAGCTATATGACACTTCAGACTCAGGCTTAACATGCTTGATTTTAAACTTAGTAGTCTTACCGTCAGTTTGAAAACCAATAGTAGTAAAGGATCCAGAACCAACAACCAACATAGGATAAATATCGTATGCATTGTTAGTTTCACGGTAACCAGTATTAGTAGTTACAGCTTTACCAGCACCTGCCCAATGAAGCATCTCAGGAACTACAATAACTCTAAAGCCACCAATAGAACCAATTTCGCCTCTTGCAACATTACCTGCTGAAGCATAATTAGCTACAGAGATGAATGCTTGATTAGCAAAGTTATCAGTCATCTTCTTCAATGAAGGAATCATTTCTGAACCAACATAGATGTATCTAGCGCCATCAATGACTTTAGTATCAATCATTCTAGAGCCGGTAATTACCTTAGTATTCTTAGGGCAACGGTTGTTATCTAAATCAATTTCAAGACGCATTAGGTCATTGTAATCAATTACAGATACTTCACCAGCTTCACCACTAACTTCACTATCAACAGTAGCAATACCACCATAACGAATAACACCAGCACCTGCTAATAGATCCATTTGGATCATATCTTCAGTCATCTCGTTAGCACCTTTAACCATTTCTGAGTTAATGTGCATTTCAAGTTCTGCGTCAGTATCAAAGTCTATAGACTCTTTTGTATACTCTTCAAAGAAACCATACTTAGTGATAGATCCTTCGATTTGGAAACGTGTCATACCTACACGGTTAACTCGTCCACCAGTTTCTGACAATGCAGGTAACTTACCTGAGATGTAACCAACATCTTTAGATGAACCATACAAGTTACCATCAGTGATTGCTACACCGGCAGCATCAATACCTTGGTCATTGATGTTAGCATCATCTAAAATAGGCAGATAATGGAATCGTTTGATAGTTTTACCCATATTTTTGGGCATAGCTGTTGTATCAGCTAACTGTCCAAAGTAGCTTTCTCTAGCTGCTTCAATAAGTGCTTTTTTCTGATAATAATCAGTACGTAATTGTGGCCCTACGGAAGACAGTGCTCCGTTTGATGGGTCATTATAAATTTGTTCAGCCATTTTATTTGTTCCTAATTAATAATTACATGTAATTACTAGAGGCGATCTTTTCAAACTCTTCGTCACTTAAATTTAGTGGATTAAAATTTGGATCAACTTTAGTAGTTTTGGTTACTGCCTTAGTAGTACCAGCAGCTTTCTTTCTATTTTTAAGCTTGGGATCAGTCTTAGGCTTAGTACCTGCAGATTTGATGTTTTCATTGGCTTTAAGGTTAGGGGTATTAAATCCTCCTTTAGCTTGAATAGCATCTCCTACTTGTCTATATGCCTCAATATCCGAAATATTTGTTAATCTTCCCAGCATCCTTTCTGATTCAACTACCTGAGCAATTTGTCCATATACGCCTGAAGCTACATGGTCATTGATTGTTTGAATAATTGCTGGATTATCAACTAACACTTGTCTACTGGATTCATCCCACTTATTGCTTATGATATCTACAGTGTCATTAAAGGAAGGGCTATCTTGAATATCTTCAAGGACTCTATCTAAATCTACTTGTTTATCATCTACATTGTAAGTATTAGGCTGGTATACAGTATCATCTTCCGTGTTAATGTCTAAAGGATCTAGCTCACTATCCTTTAGAAGTTTCCTAATTGCCTCTGGATTCTTTTTATCCAAATCAATTAAGTAGTTTAGTTTACTTTCATCAAGTAAATTATTGTTTTGGAGCATCTTAACAATCTTAAGTGATGGCTTTAAACTGGCCATTTTCTTATTGTAATTAGCTCCCATAGACATTAATGAAATAGCATCTTCAATACTATCTACTTTAATCTCTTTACCGTTAGCCCTAAAGGGCGCTAATATTTTATTATATTCTTTTTCATAGTCTACTGGTGTATCTTCTTCAGATGCCTCAGATACCTCAGAAGGCTCCTTAGAGCTCTTCTCAGAGGTTTTCTCGGCTTCCTCTACAGATTCATCAGCTTCTGGAGCTCTTGCTTCAATAAGCTCCTCTGGCTCCTCTTCCTCAGATACTTTATCAGGGATATCTTCTTCGATTTTCTCATCCAGAATTTCCTCTTCAGTTTGTGTATCAACAGTACTAGACTCTTCAGGTACATCTATTCCAGCAACATCTTCATCAGACATTTCTAAAATATTAGGTACATCTTCTAAGTGTTCTTTTTTAAGTTCATCTTCCATAATCTACCCCTTACGAAGTTCTTCTAGATATGCTTCATTATCTGTAATAGCCTTTTGAGCCATATCTCCTTGAATATTTATTGCTCTAAGGTATTGATCCAACCTGCCTACAGCAATAATGTCGTTCTTCAATTGCCCTTGTAACTCTTCCGTTTGCATAGATGGATCAGCCATAGCTAGAACCAATCTAGATGATTCTTCCTTAAAGTAGCCATCAATAAATAGTAACTTAAAATCAGTATTATTAGCTAATCTTTGTAATGCATCTTTCTTAGCAGTAAAAGATTTAGCCTCTTTAATACTTAGTTCAATTTGTTGTTCGTCATTCATACGTGTGTCCTCTCATAGAGATTAGTGGTAACTAATTAAATATTAGTCGGGGTTGGTCTGTCTTGTTTAAACATTTCTTGTTGCATCTTAAAGTCATTATCAACAGCTTTAAGTGCTATATTTCCATCTGCTTGAGATTGGATCCTATCTCTATCCCTCTCATGCTTAGTACCTGACTCCTGTTCAACAAAGTCAAGGTTCTTAAGGTCAGTATCACTATTCATATTACTAGCCTTAGCCAATTCTGTTTGGATCTTAGCTTTATCAAGTTCACCGTTAAAAGTATTCTCATGTGCTTTAGCATTTTCATTTGCTATCTGTGCCTTAAGAAGTTCTAACTCTAATTGTGCTTTCTCTTGTGCTATTGGATCCGGTTGTGGCTTATAGTTTTCTATCTGCTTTGCTAAGTCAGGCATCTTACGTAATTTTGCGATGTCTGTTAATACTATTTGCGCCATCTCTGGAGGCATTGTATTACCCATGGTTTGGAGCATAAAAGCTAACTCTTGGGCTTTATGTTCGTCTGCCTCTGCAGTACTTATAGATAATTTAATGTCTATATTACCTGCAAGATCATCTCTTTTGACTACTACAAACTCTTCATTAGTAATCCTAACAATCTCCTCTTCTGAGAGAAACTCACTATTCATACTTATAAACTTTCTGCCTATTTGCTTAATTCCTTCAGCAAGTCTACGAAGTATACCTAACTCTCGCTTAGATGTCGCGTCTAAGGCACTTCTAATGCCTGTAGCGGTGTTTCCAAGAGCTTGTCCGCTAATTCCACTACTGAAAGCTTTTACCCCTGTAAGGGACTCTGCTTCAGCATTCTGCATATTAATCATATATTGAGCAGACTGTGGTATCTCAGGGAAGGTATGCATATGGAATGCCATACGAGGATCTACCTGAGCATTAAATTCATAGTCTTTACCTGAATCAAACTTCCGCTTATTAACAACGTCTAAGGCATCCTTACGGCTACCCATCTGTCCGTTAGCAGACCTACCCATGATATCAATCATTCCTCTTGTTACAGCCCCAATAATCTTTTGATTATCTTCTAGTAATTCTCCATCAGGTTCACCATATACAGCTTTCCTAACAGGTAGATACTGAGCAGATACAAAGGGTAGTCCTTGATCTGGGAAAGGATTCTCTTCCATACGTATAAGAGTATTACCTACCCAAGTAGCTACAATAGGCTTAACAATACCATCATCATTAATATCCCAGTACCCCCAATACTCATATGCAATAAGTTTTTGTCTTGGTTTATCCTTAAAGGTAAATGATGAAGACTCAATATATGAGTTAGTATCATAAGTACTAGTAGTGTTCTCACTAACCTCAATTTTATCTAAATTAGTATACTTACCATCCTTCTTTAATTCAGATAGGGAAGTATCAAAGTAATAAATAATAAACCCTGCTTTAGTCAAATCCCCTAAACATGTTGGATCAACAATAACATGATTAAAGTTACATACTTCTACAGTAGGACAGTTCTTAATTACTTTAATTTGTTCCTGTATCTCTGAACCAACTTGTATAGGCTTAGTAACAATACCCTGTTCCATAAATATTTGATGGGACTCCTGCACTTCAGAAGGCACATCATACTTAAACTTAACTGGATCTTGTTGCATCATCCCATGTAACTGTTCCTGTATCTGAGCATCTTGTGGATCATCAGAAGGAACATACTCAAATATAGGTACTTCTACTTCTTCAATCTCTTCTTCAGAATCCCAACCTACCCGAACAATAACAGTACCTTCGTCTACTGCAGCTCTTACATATTCATCAATAAACTTAGTCTTTTGAATCTTAGTATTGAATTGATTGTTAAGAACTAAGCCATTCTGAATAGCAGAAGTTTTATCTTCGTAAGTAACAGGGCTAGTATTAAAGATATCATCAGTACTTAAAAAAGGTTCTGATAATGCAGCATACCTCCACTCAGCCTGTTTCCTAATTAACTTAGGGACAATACTAGAGTTATTCTTACCATTATCTACCTTGGCTGTACCTGTTACATTTAGATTATCTAACCATCTATTTACATTTGTTACGTGTGTATCATGATCTGATTGTGCAGAAGATAGATCCTGTTTTAATTCAGATATCTTTGGTTCATTAGCCCAATCTGTAAATTGAGATTCTTCAGAATCTAAATCAATATTTTCAGGATCTGTAATCATTATTAAATACCTTCTTTACTATTTTCGGTACTCTGAATTAACAGAGCATTTTTATTGGATCGAGTAGGTAATTGTCTTGCATACCTACTATCTAACATTTCCTCTGCAGCTTTTTTAAAGTCTCTAACATTAATAGCCATGAGCATTTTTTTGAATTTACCTAGACGAGGTATACCCAGGTTAAAACCCATATCAATTAATGCTGTTTTTTGGGGTAATTCCAGGGAATCAAAGTCAGGCAATAATTGCCTAATCCCTTTAGTGACTGATCTAATATCAGAACTCAAAAGAAATTCTGCTTCAATTAAAGATATGCCATTGTCTTCAATATTTCTACCGTATCCCAGTGTGAGTTTTCCAGCACTACATTTGTAAGGTTTTAATCTTAACCCTTCATTAAATTTTATATAATCTTCGACAGTTTTATCAATCACAATGAATCTCTATAGAGTGGGGGGCTAATGTTTCGGCTAGTTCTGTTCTTACCAATTTTCTAGCAAAAACAGGAATTTCACAATATTCTGAAACAGCGTAATTAGCCGCATGACCAATCATTACTGTGCCAGTACATCCCGACAGAAACAAGGGTAGCATTAAGATATATTTCATTTTGATAGTCCTACATAATTTGATACTGAATGATCTTTGAACATATCAAGTTTATCTTTCAATATACCTTTGCTATATTCTTTAAATCGTTTCCACCATGAAGGATTGATTGTTAATTCACCTGCACCATCATAATAATAGCAATCACCCACATGGCGATAACCAAGTAAAGCCATAGGCTCTCTAGTAACAATATCATTTTCGTTACGATATCTGTAAGTGTTTTTAAATCTACTATTAAACTGCTTAACAAAGTTAGAACATCCTACTCTTGGTGAGCCAAACGTATATAAAGAATCTTCAGCTTTACCAATATCGTCAATTGCTAACGTACTGAGGGCAGCTCCTAAACTATGCCCTGTGAAATATACATTCCTTCCGCTGGAGAGCATATCATAATCAGTTTTAATTTTAGATTTAATATCTTCATATGCGCTCAGAAACCCAGAATGTACTTTACCATGTGATGTCTCTTCCTTTAGAAAATCAAGGTCAGTTTTAATATCATCTAGTTTTAGCTCAGTTCCCCTGAAGGCGAAGATCAACGTGTTATCATCCCATAACGTATAACACTGGGTGCCTTTTGCACTATGAAAGCTAGGTGTAAACGCTTTACAAGTTTGGATAAATTTCTGAGGCATAAGATAAGCGTATTCGCTTAATGTTGCCATTTGATGCGCTCTATTCATAGTCCTCTTTTAGCTCGCTGTATTCTTTAATATCTATTTCTGACATAACTGTTCTATGAGTAGCACGACCGTAATTATTAGCATCTTCATCTGATGCAAATGATTTAGTAATAAATGTGTCGTCATCGGCTTTGAAATAATATGGCATCATGATACTAGGTTTAATGCTTCAAGCAACCCAATATTACTGATAGCATAAAAAGCTATAGCACCATATGCCATACTCCGTATTTGGGAGATTGATGCTTGAATATGTGCAATGTCTTCCTTCATTTCATTCATTGACTTAATTATGTCCGTTAATTGTTTTTCGTGGTGAAAAATCCTAGCCTCTATTACTGCACAGTCGCGCTCATTCATTGTTCTACATCCCTAGTTGATCTTTAAGTTCAGTGATAAACGCCTGTCTACCGAACTGAAGTTGTTCCAAATTAAACTGTGACGATGAAATCTTACGTTCCAGATCAGCACAATGATTGACTAATGTTCTACACTGGTCAGTCATGTCTTCCAGAATGTATTCTTTATCGTCTATAGTGATGGGCGTTTCTTTTTTGTTTTCGCTCATAATAGTTTCCTATGTTGCGGTTAAATTACCAAGGCACAGACTGTGCAGTGGTTGGGGTTCTCTGCTCAGCGATCTGAGCAAGAAGATTAGTTTCTAATGATTCACCTAAATCTAACCACCCGATTACAACTTCTTCAGTCAGATCGTCAAAGGGGATAAACTCAGGGGACTCTTCAGAACGGGTGAAACTCTGTGAACCATATGCTGATGCACTATAGTCACCATCATCAATGACAGCATTCCAATGAGCCGTCAGCACAGTGTTGTCTGCTAAGTTACGTTCTAGGGTGTTAATTGATATTTTCATTTTGTTTTCTCTGATAAGTAATTACTGGCTTTCTATTTTCATAACCAAAGTTAATTGAAAGAACAGTTCGTGGAAGATCTGTTTGTGATGCTTCGGTTCCATGTTTTAAGAACCCAGGAAAAATCAATAAAGTACCGTCTTCAATGTCAATATAACGTCTATTGTCATTGGATCTAGGCTCATGACATTGGTGATACTCTAATGGGTTCTCGAAGTAAATCCTACCACTATCTTCAGGAGCTTGCATATAGTAAGTTGCAACAATAGGGGAACCTGAATGAATATGTGATAGTGTTTCATTACCCCTGTAATGTCTGTTAGACCATGACTGTTTAATATATGGTTCATAATACCTGTCTAGTCCATATCCACCCCAATACACATCTGCATGTTTAATAATATCTGCAGATAAATCTTTAAATTCTTCAATATTGTGTAAGTGCATCCCACCATCAAAGGTGCGCGTACTCAAACCACCCCTCTCCAAATGATGCATCGCCCCTTCTCTAGAGAAGTATTCTTCAACATGATGAATTAAATGGGTATTAATACCAATATTAACTTTATAAATCGGAATACCATATTCAGTGGATATATCAACCTTCATCCGCAACATCGTCATAATACCGTAATACTGCAGACGCGTCATTTTTAGGAAGTTTTTCCTTAGTCAGTTTAATACGTGTAGCCCACTCTCCATCAATTGAAATTGAACCAGTTTCTTTGATTTCCTTGTATATCATATCTAACTGATCCCCAATATCACCGTAAGCAATCATTCGGGCAAATTTATATCCATTATTAATAAAATCTTGGTTATCTGTTACATTTTCTTTATTAACTACTAAATCACCATTAATAATTTCCCAACTATATTCAGATGTAACATTATCATCCTCACAAGTTTTCCATTCAAAATCGGAATGAACATCAAACTCGTTACCTAACTCTACTACTTCTAAAACCCTAGTAGGTTCGTTTATGTTGGTTAGTATTCTTTTAGTCATCTCTTTTTGCCCTATAAATTTCTGTGCAAAGGTATTTGAAGTGTGATGGCAATGTCTTTACCATATCTTTTCTGTTTGAAATTATTTCTTTCAAATTTTTAATTGTAGATCGTTGGGTATCATCAGTATAATGCCCTTGATGGTTTAACCAGTAAATCTGTTCACTATTAATAATATTGAAATCGGTACCGGCTGCAATGTAAAGTAGACCATCATGTTCTGCATTATAATATTGATTACCGTACATATATGAAAGTTCGCGTGTAGTATTATCCTCACGAACAATAGATACATCCTCGACATCATATTCTATTTCTTGTGTGACATATTTCCAAAATGGGGTATCATTTCTTCGACTTAGACCATAATGTAAGGCCACGAACCCAGAAAATTTTTGTGTTAAATTCCCGACAACCGTATTATACATATGTTTATCAATTGAGGTTATGTTACCCTTTGCACGTTTCAGTACCCCACATAATTCAATAATGTTCTCATGTGTGGTCATTAATCCAGATGATTCTAATGGTTCAATAAATGCATATGATAAACCAATTCCTACTACGTTCTTATACCACGCCTTTTCATGATAACCTTGTCTGAACTTAATATGATTAATCTCACCATCCCACTCTGTTTCTTTTCTAAATTCTGCTTCAGCATCTTCTGATGTTTGAAACTTTGAACTATAGACATACCCCTTTCCAGATCTATTCCACAGAGGTATATCCCACACCCATCCAGAACTTAAACCCTTACAGTTAGTATAGTTATTAATATTGGTTTTATCTTTGCGTGGTATACGAGCAGCCACTGCAGAATCTGTTAGAAGATACGGGAATGAATGATGTTTCACCTTCAATGCTTTGTCTAAAAGAATTGATGCAAACCCAGAACAATCTATATACAAATCGCCTTCTATCCTATCTCCTTGCTTTAGATCAAGCCCACAAACCCCGATATAATCAGTATCAACATTCTCTACCGTATCTAGGATATGTGTAATGTTTTGACAGTATCTATTCTTTAAATATTTTGCAAGTTTAATCGCATCCATATGATATGCCATATGGTCTTTGTAAAACCCTTGATTTGGTATATTATCTGGCGGTATTGTATTAGAGTCTGCTAAGTGAGTATTTAAAGAAAAAATCTTTGCAAAGTCTGTTGTCTTCAATTCATCAGGAAACATAGCACGACTAACAAAGAAGTCTTGTGCCTCTTTACCACATGGTGTGGTAATTTTACCAAAAGGGTATTGAAACGCTTCCCCCTTTTTCCAAAAATCTTCAAACTTAATACTTACTTTATATGTTGCATCACACTCAGCCATCCAATCAGTATCTTTCAAATCTAATAGATGAAAAAAACGATTAATATGACCAAGTGTTGATTCCCCTACACCAATAGTTCCAAGTTCTTCACTTTCGATAAGTGTCAAATCTATGGTTGGATGTTTATAAGCAATCGCTGCTGCAGTCATCCAACCAGAAGATCCTCCACCTACAATAACAATTTTCATGTTATATTTCCCTAAACTTTATTCGTATTGATATATAACAACTGCACCAATTTCTCCTGCAGCACCTCTCCAACCAGTATCTCCACGCGATCCTGGCCCACCTGTACCTGGCGAACCATGACTAACTTTTGCGTTGCTTGCTCCCCTATTATCACCAGCACCACCACCAAAATAAGAACCACCACCTTTAGCAGGTGATCCAGATGCATTAGAGTTAGTATGTCCGGTTCCACCACCACCCCTGAATCCGACCTGACCACCTGATCCAATACCTCCTTGTCCACCCGAATGACCGGCATTTCTATTGGCTCCATACCCTCCTGTGGAACTGCAATATGTTCCAAATGATGAAGTTCCCCCGTCACCAGCTGCACCATAGTATTGTAATGAAGTTCCTGCACCCCCGACTGTTACTGAAACACTCGAAGATGGATTTTTTATAATCTCCTCAGAATATCCACCACCACCACCGGATTCATTGTAACCACATCCACCACCACCACCACCAACAACTTGCACTCTAACTTTGGAACACCATGATGGTTTTGTCCATGTTCCTGAAGATGTAAATGTTACTATTGATCTTGCACCACTTTGATGGTTGCCGGCATGAAATACCTTATTCTTAGTTGCTCCCATAGACCAACCACCAACGGCAAGATCATTTGTATCTGCGTCTAGTCCAAAATACGTTGCGTAATCCCCTCCTGTATGGAAGCACATGAAGGCATCATTACCTGACCCATCATTATATACTTCAAATGCACCTTGAGAACCTGAAGTTGTGGCTATAGTGTCCCAATTATTAGAACTACATGCCTGAAACTGTATCCTATGACTCATTGTGTCATCGGTATCACTTCTTAGAAATGAGGAACTGTTAATACCATCTAACTTATCAGCATCCAATCCTGAACCTGAACCATCGTTGCCTGAGTGCCAAACAGTGTTACCAGCTATCTTAGACCCTACTCTAGTATTAGCTGCCGAAATAGTCTTAGTAATATTCTCATGAGTAGTTGCAATTGAAACATCCCAATTATTATCCCAAAGATCCTTAGTGTATCCTACATAACCTACTTCTAATTCAGTGACACTTACCTGTGGGTACGACCAAGTAGTGTTAGTCTCTCCTATGTATACACATGCCTTAGAATTACTATCATAACCAAATCTAATTGCGTAATCTTGAGTTGCTAAAGGGGAACCAACAATGTAACCAAATGCGTTGTGCGCCCAAGTATTACCACCAGGATAATTATACCCACCAAAAACTACTTCAAATGATTCATTAGTCGTATATTCATACACCGACACCTTACATGTCAACATGCCATTAGTCATACCAACAGGTAGGGTAATTTTAATAGACCCTGTCTGTGAAGAACCTACATTTTTCATAGCACCACCACCGGGAAATAATACCCGAAGAGTTTCACCAGAAGTTGTAGATGTTAGTCCCGCGTTATTGTCTAGATGTAGAGAACCAGTTATAGTACCGCCAGCTGAAGGTAGGTATGGATGTGAATGATTCCCCATATCATGAGCAGTCTTAACTGCTTTTGATGATGCTGATACTGTTGTACTAGTTGAAGATACTGAATCACTTATTGATCTATGAGTATTTGTATCACCAATTAACCATGATGCGGGTACATTCTTAATCTTGTTAGCATCAATCTTCGCATCGGTTTCAATAACAGTAGTACTATCAACTATAAACGAATGATTAGACCTAATAGCACCAGTTGCAATTATCTTACCATTAGAACCATCAAGACCTATTCTAGCATCACCATCAGCCGCAACATATAACCCCCAACCGTCTAATACTGTGTTTATTGTCCCACCAAAGTTTGGATGTCCATAACCAATACCGTACATATTACTAAGAGATGTGTCTGACGGTTGGTAGTTACTACCGATGGTGTATATTGGATTTGTCCGACCAGAATTGTCTCCAACACTATTGTAAGAACCGACTAAATGACCAGAACTATGTGTACTCCTATGAATATTGTCACCAGAACCCATAGTAATGTCACCGGTCATAGTACCGCCACTAAGTGGTAGGTAAGGATGTGAATGGGCAAGAGCAAATGATGATGCATGTTTGCCATCTAACTTATCAGCATCTAATCCTGAACCTGAACCATCATTCCCTGCGTTCCAAACCGTACTA